GCGGATCAAGTAAAATTAACCAATCTACTAGCTCAGGAAGCTTCAATTCAAAAGACTTTACTTAATACTCGCCAGCAGTTAGATATATCACAGCGTCTAGAAGAAGTAGAACGTAATAAACTGCTGGGAACAACAGAAAATTTGAGGGTACAGTCTCAAATGTTTTCTATGAGCGGAATTCAACAAAAAATAAATGATGAAATACTGAGACAAAAGAATGCTGGAGTAGTTATGGATTCTACTCAAATAGCTCTTATTGAGGAGCAGATTAAACAGCAAGAATCTTTGAATGTTTTAATAAACATGCAAGAAAGATTAAGAGACGGCTTAACCCAAGGACTTACTAACGGCTTAGATGGATTGGTTCAAGGAACTATGACTGTTAAGCAAGCATTTGCAAATATGGGACTTAGCGTATTAAGAATTATCTCAAGAATTGTGTCTGAAATGCTTGTTGCAAGATTACTACTTGCTGCTTTTGGAGGAGTGGGTACTACAGTAGCCCCCACTCAAAATTTAGCTAATCAGGCAAGTGCTGGTGCAAGCGCACAATTTGCTAACGCTACCAAGAGCATAGGATTCGCAAGTCGTCGATATGGTGGTATTGCAAAAGGCTACTCAGAGGGCGGCATAGCAAGAGGAAGAAACGCAGGGTACCCAGCAATTTTACATGGAACTGAAGCAGTTGTTCCTTTGCCTAATGGTAATGCCATTCCCGTAGAAATGACAGGAGGGGGTACCTCTAATAATACTATTGGAATTAATATTAATATTGATAATCAGGGGAATGCAAGTAGCACGCAAAATGAAGCATCCCAACAGAATCAAGCAGCCGCTTTAGGAAAAGTTGTTGCTAGTGTGGTTCAAGAAGAGCTGCATAAGCAAAAACGTCCGGGCGGTATACTTAGTAGATATGGAGCAGCGTAATGGCACTAGGATTTTTAGATTTAGGTAATGCACGAAGAATTCCTGATAGAACAATGGCTAGGACTGTTACTCCTCATGTGAATAGAATTTCTTTTGGAGACGGATATGAGCAGAGGGCGGTTGCTGGTATAAATAATTTAAGAGAGGAATACTCTGTTTCCTTCAATAATAGACCAAAAGCAGAGATAGACGATATAGCATCCTTTTTTAGTGCAAAAGAGGGAGTCACCGCTTTTAGCTTTACAGTTCCTGACACTAATTCATTAGGATCAGAGACTACGATTAAGGCTGTAGTTGATACATTTAGTGTCTCTTACAATAATAATGATTTTTATTCCTGCACAGCTACGATTAGAAGGGTTTACGAAGCATGAGTGACCTAATTAAAGATGTTCAGAAACAAGAGATAAACTCCGGATATATACATTTATATGACCTAGAGTATGCTCCGGGGTCTTTTGCACACTTCCATGCGGGAGTGGATGAAAATAGTGATGATATAGAGTTTAGAAATTCGGAAGGAAATATACTCACATACGTAGCCATTCCTATAGAGATGGAGGGTATTGAGGTGTCTTCAGACGGGTCATATGCTAGACCTGAGATATCTGTAGCAAATTTAGGCTCGATATTCTCTAACGAGATAGGGGGATTGGGTTTTGAAGAGTTAATAGGAAAGAGACTTACTAGAAGAACAACTTTAGAGAAATATTTAGTTGGAGGTACTGGGGACTCTGGGTCAGGGAACGCCCCAGTAGAATTTCCGAAAGCGACTTATGTAATAGATAGGATAAAGTCGAAAACGGCTATTGTTGTCACTTTTGAACTAGCAGCCCCCTTTGATCTAGCCGGCATTACGCTTCCTAGAAGGGTAATTATTGGAGGCGCCTGCCCCTTTAAATATAGAGGTGCTTCTTCCAATGTTCAAAGGCAAGACAAGATAGGAGGCTGTACTTGGGATCAAAAATTAATTGCTACAGATGTAGACAAAATTTTTATGAATAAATTTGATGAGTATATTGTACCTGCCTCTATATTTAGCGGTATGTCTGTATTCTCTGGTACCTCAACTGAGGGAGCTTACTACATTACTAATGAAACTCAAGTACAAGTAACAAAAACATCTTCTAGTAATCAAACTGTTACAGCTTATTGGCAAGCACTTTCAGCCACTTCTACTTCTCCTAATGATGCAAGTGCTAGTTGGAGACGAGTACGAGTATACTCTAACTATTCATCCTCAACTACTTATTATTCGTATAGGGACAGTAGATATAGTAACTATATTTTATCCTCAGGAAAACTTTGGCAAGTCAATAAATTCACCCAAACTGGGGGCAGCCATGATACTATTAAAGAAGGTATATATTGGACGGAAGGTGATATCTGTGGAAAGAAAATAAAGTCCTGCTCTCTTAGATTCAACGCACGAGAGCATAGTAGTGTAACTGGGGGAATAGCGATTACTGAAGCAAACATAGCATTACCTTTTGGAGGATTTCCAGGTGCTAGACAGCGTAGATAAAGAAATAGTACAAGATTTATTTAATGACTACCCAAATGAGGGCTGTGGATTATTACTGAATAAAAGAGGTAAGCTAGTCTGGAGGCATTGTGAGAATGTTGCGGAAAACCCTAAAGAAGATTTTGTAATTTCTCCAAAGGATTATGCAAAAGCAGCTCTACTAGGGGATGTCCAAGCTATAGTACATAGTCATCCTGATGCTTCTTGTGAGCCTAGCGAATCTGATATAAAAGCCAGTGACTTCTTGGAAATACCCTATATTATATATTCTTTACCTGATGTAGATAAATTTGTATACACACCACCCAAGATAAGACAGCCCTTATTAGGAAGAGACTATTTATTTGGAAAGTATGACTGCTACTCTCTACTTAGGGACTATTATAGCGAAACGTATAATATTGAGTTGCCAAAAACTGTATTTGAAGACGACTGGTGGGAAAAAGGGTTTAATTATTTTGATGACTTATTTGAGTCATACGGATTTACAGAAGTGGATTCTCCTAAGATAGGAGACGCGCTAATTTTTAAAGTATTTTCAAATGTACCCAACCATTGTGGAGTATATATAGGAGAAGATATGTTTTTACACCATGCTGTTAATAGGCTTTCTTGCAGAGAGTCTTTACACTCAGGATGGGGTATACATTTACATAGGATAGTAAGATGCAATCAGTTTATTTAGTTGGAGGAATAGAAAAATTTGGTCCACATTGGGAGGCCGAGTGCTCTAATATTAGAGATATTTTTAGACTAATAGATTGTCAGACTCCTGGGTTTAGAAAATACCTAGTAGATGCCGCGGAAGCCGGGGTAGGATTTGAGATACAAAGAGGTGAGGAGTTTTTAGAAGAGCCTGAAGAGATGCTTTTATCCTTAAATAATGAAGATATAATTATTACTGAAGTTCCTGCAGGTTCAAAGAGTGCCGGATCTAAGATTTTAGCAGCAATTGCAATTATAACTGTTGCTATTCTGCTACCAGGCTCGTTTACTGCTGCATTAACTGGCACAAGTACACAAGGTGCTCTCGTTGCGTCAGCGACTGTAGGGCTGACCATGGTCGCTGTCAATCTAGCAATTGCTGGAATAACACAACTATTAGCACCTGGTCCTCAGACAGACGAAGGCACAGATCCTTCTTATTTATTTAATGGTCCACAAAATACGATATCGCAAGGGCTCCCTGTTCCGGTAGCGTATGGAGAACTTATAGTAGGAGGCATGCCTATAAGTGTATCCTACACAGGGGGTGCAGAGTATGCGAAAAATATTGACACAGGGTCTCGATGGACCTTTATAGAGGGGGGTCTTTAATTATGCCAGCAATATATGAAAATCAACACGCTAGTATTGTAGATTTAATTGCATGTGGTGAAATAGGGGGCCTAGTTAATGGGCAAGCTAGTGTGTATCTAAATGGCACTGCTCTTCTTGATGATGCAAACGGCAATATTACAGGTAGGTCTTCTACTGCAAATATTTCTGGTACTTCCGTTACGGGTGCGGGAAGCTTATTTGCAGACATAGATTTAAATGACGGAGATAGGTATTTAGAAATAAAAGGGGGTGGCGGAAGTTCCACCCTTGCAGGAGCGCTCCCTAGAGGTCTTGCAAGAGTTAATGTAAACTCCGCATTATTTCAATCAAAACACACTTCGGATCCTAGAGGGGGAAGTGCTAGTGTTTTATCGTCCGCAGGATACTTTGTTCGTATTCCTGGAGCAGGCCCTGATGGAACTGAATATCGAGGTATTGTAAGAACTATAAACTCATCTACTAATGCTCTAATATGGCCCCTTCCTCAGACTAGTGTTGCAAACGGTACTGTCATAACTGTTGATGAAGTTATAAAAATATCCTCTATTACTAACAATGGAGCCGCAACCCTTGTATCTAGTGTTCCCACGAGCATTAGTGGCGGAATAGTACGAGTATCTTCTGCTTCTGTCGACAATATATACAATATACAAAACTCCGGCAAAAATTTAGCTTATGATAATGTTAAAACTTCGTTTTTTCGAGGTACTCGATTTGGTGAGGAGTATGAGAGTTCAGTAGGCAGTTCTCAAAGTGCGGGTTTTGTATATCAAGTTAACCAGCCCCTAAAACTTGTTAATGCAGTAAATGCTCCATCTGGACAGGGTACGCAAAGCCCCTCTGCGGGAGCATTAGTATCCTCAAATGTCTCCTTAGGGCAATACACTGCAAGCGAAATAGATAGACTAAAAGTAAATATTAAATTTCCTGGCGGACTACGACATATAGATTCAAAGGGAAAAGATGTAACTGCCTATGCAGAGTTCCAAGTAGTATTTAAGTATACCACAGAAGGCGCTTCTTCAGCCACCTCTGTATTAGTTCACGGGAGAGACTATGGGGGAAGTGATTTTTTGCAAAGTGTGCCTAATTGGTCTTCTACTGTAGCTAACAGCAGTACTAGAGGTGTAGGCCTATCTCTATATAAGTATCCGGGAGGAGGGCGTGTAGCAAATGGCGGAAATACTGGATTAATTCAGAAAAAAGGAAATAACCCTGCGTTTATAGCAACATATGATGTCGACGTTAAGAAATACCAACCTTTTAGTTCGTGGAGCCTAGAAGTTAGGCGCCTGAGCCCTGAAGGCGTTAAAGACTACTGTGATGATAATGATGCTGTACTAAATGCAACTATAGACTCCTACGAAGCAATTATAGAAAATAAATTTAATTATGCAACTTCAGCTTATGCAGTTGTAGGCTACTCCGCAGAAGATTTTACAACCCCTCCCAGCAGATCTTACCATATTTATGGCAAAAAAATTAAAGTCCCTAGTAACTATATAACTCGCGAAGAGACAGGCACAGCTTCGGCAAAATATACTAGAACCAGCGCGGGAGCAGATTCTAATAGCTATGTTCCATGGACAGGATCTTTTAGGGGGGATGAAAGCCTTTCTCCTACACATGTTAATTTTCGCAAAGTATATTGCAATAATCCTGCATGGGTTTTTTATGATATACTTACTGACAAGGATTATGGGTTAGGACAGTTTATCAGTGAAGATGACATAGATAAGTTTTCTCTTTATCAAATTGCAAGATATTGTGATGAACTAGTTTCTGACGGTAAGGGAGGTCAAGAACCAAGATTCTCCTGCAATGTGTACTTATCTACTATCGAAGAGAGTTACAAAGTACTGAAAGATCTCGCCAGCTCTTTTCGAGGCATGTTAGCTTGGATTGATGGTAAGATTGTAGGAGTACAGGATTCTCCAAAAGAGGCAGTTTATACCTTTACTAAGGCTAATGTAGAGCAGGGTGTTTTTGAGTATACTTATACGGGGCAGCGAGCGAGAGTTAACCAAATTAATGTTACATGGAATAATCCTGATGAGTTTTACAAGAAAACAATTCTTACTGTAGAAGACACGGCAAACATAGTGTTGCAAGGTAAAGTAGTTTCCCAGGATATTGTAGCCTTTGGCTGCACGTCCGAGTCCCAAGCCTCTAGACTAGCTGAGTGGCACCTTTACACCGACACTAAAGAAACCGAAATTGTTTCATTTACTACAGGTATAAATGCTTCTTTCTTAAGACCCGGTGATATAATCAATATTCAGGATAAAGACGATCAAAATATTGAAGCATCTGGAAGAGTGTCCTCCGGCAGTACGACCTCCACTATAGCTTTGGATAGAGAAGTAGACTTTGGTCCAGGAAATACAGCAGGAACTGACTGTAAGCTGCATATTATTTTTCCAGGTGCCTCAGTATACTTAGCGCAAGATTCCGCCACTATAGGAACGGGAGGCACGCCTCCCACTTACACTAGAGGAGCTTTTCTTCCCGAGGTCAGGGATGAGGACGACAATCTCATAGATTTAGTAAATAACCCCCCTACTGCAGAAAGTGCAGTAAACTACTTTGATAATGCTGGTAATCATATAGATGTGCAGTTTAGTAAGAATAGTCGTGTAGAGGTTAAAGATATTACTAATACAGGCACAACAGCTAGTAGTATTACTGTAAGTGGTGCTTTTTCGCAAGCCCCACTGCAAGACTATATATGGGCTATAACTAGAGACACCTCTGATAGCAGCAACTTGAAAACTTTCAGGGTAGCCGGGTTAGCAGAGGATGGAGCAGGTAAATACTCTATATCTGCTACTCAATATGATGAGCTAAAGTTTGATGAAATAGATGTATCTATTCCAACATACACTACTGATTACATACCTGCTACAGAGGCGAGCGGGCCTGTTCCTCCTCCAAGCGGGGTTTCCTTAGAAATGTCGCCTATAGGTGATCCCTCTGCCTCGGGTCAAACCTCCGCCTATCAAGGTATTATAGGGTGGACTCCTCCTACAGAAACATATACTGATTCTTCAGGATCTCTTCGCACAAGAAATTATAGATTTATAGAGCGTTTTGAAATTTCGCATGACCTTTTGCCGAACGGCTCAGGCCCTGCAAATATGACAACAGTAGAGGCTCCTAAAGGCTCGACCTCTTTTGCTATATCTAATGTAGCGGCTGGCTCTTACACTGTAAAAGTTAGAACCGTAAATACTTTAGGAGCAAAATCTGCCTGGGAAATAGCTAATGTTGCAATTAGCAGTCCTCTTATTTCTACCGGAAATATACAATCTGTGGCTCAGGGCGGGGATCTTAGTGCCCCCTTTAATTTTAATTCTACAACGGGAGTATTTACTATAAACTCTCGTAATTTTAGATTTACTCCCCCTGCTGCCGCGCCTATAGTTTTCAGCAATGCTACTTCTGCGCAGAGAACAGAAAGTTTTTCTGGCATGTCATCTTCTGATACTATGTATCTTTATTTTGATTCTAGCAGCTCTACTAATCCTCTGCGTAGTTTTGTTGTACATACTGATGAAACTGTAGAAGATATAGACGGAAATGAGACGGAGGCATCTTACTTTAAAGAAAGAGCTGCTTCTAATAATGGTTTATTAAATGTATCGGGCACTGTTAGTACGGTCTCAGGTTCGGATAGATTGATAGGCTCTTCTACTACTTTTACTGATATTAGTGAAGGTCAGTTAATAAAAGTTACTTCTGCGGGAGCTCCCGGCACTGAAACTGCTGCTGCAGAATATAAGCTTGTGCGACGAGTTATAAGCGATACTGAACTTCAAGCTGGGTCTCCTTTTACTCGTACTGTGTCTGGCGTAAATATTTACACCCCTGCATTTAACCCTGATAAAGGAGCAGACGCTATATTAGGGGAAGTTACTTTTTCATCGGGAGAATATTCTTTTGATCCGTATCTTTCCAGTGCTCAGCCTAAGGGCGGTTATTCGGCATTATTAGGTCACGAGTCTCATGTATTTCAAGCAGATCCTGCAGGTAATGTCTCTTCCGTAGCAGGAGCTGACTTTACGGTAAACGTATTTAATGGGGATATCAGATACTATTATGATAATTCTTCAGATCCAGCAGACAATACCTATACCGTAGGAACTGTCACTCAGAGCCCTTCCAATGGTTTAACACTTTCTACAGGAACTGTAGGCTCGAGTCCTGCATTAGATTTTGAAGTTGATATTACAGCAGTTTTATCGAGTAATGACTCAGGTACTTTAAGTATACCTATAACTATTAATCATGGAGGCCCTGTTTTTAATAAGACTTTTTCTTATTCTAAGGCTAGAGCAGGTATTATTGGTAGTAATGGTACAAAAACCGCATTAGTATATGCATATCAAAGGTCTTCAAGTGCAATAACTTCTAATCCGGGCGCAGTAACGGTTAGTTTAGAGACTGGACAAATTACAACAGGTACTTTGGCTAATAGTTGGTCTAAAACTATACCTAGCGGCACTGCCCCTCTATATGTTGTAGCTGCTTCTGCTGCAGGAACAGGTACTTCCGATACTATAGGAGCTACGGAATGGTCTTCCCCAGTAATTCTTGTCCAAAATGGGCAGGCAGGGGATCCAGGGCTTAATAGCGCCACAGTTCGAATCTATAAAAGAAATAATAGTAGCACTAGCTCCGGCAGCCTGCCTTCTGGTAACACTACTTATACATTTTCTAGTGGAAATATTTCTTTTACAACTTCCAATGGTTGGACCTCTACAGTTCCTTCCACCGGAGGCGGATACTTATGGACTTCACAGGCTACAGCCGCCAGTACTACTTCATCAGATACTATAGCAAGTAGTGAATGGGCTGCGAGCTCTTTAATCGCGCAAGACGGAAGTGATGGACCTGCAGGAACAAAAACCGCATTAGTATATGCATATCAAAGGTCTTCAAGCGCGATAACTTCTAATCCCGGATCCGTAGAAGTTAGTCTTCAAACAGGTAAAATTACAACAACCAGCTTGTCTAATGGCTGGCAAAAAGATATCCCTAGCGGTAATTCCGCTTTATATATAGTGGCTGCTGTCGCTTCTGGCACCGGAACATCAGATACCGTAGGATCTGGGGAGTGGTCTTCCCCCGTAATTCTTTCTCAAAATGGAGAAGACGGTATAGATGGTTTTAATAGTGCCACAGTGCGAATTTATAAGAAAAACAATAGTAGCAGTAGTTCTGGCAGTTTACCCTCAGGTAATACCACTTATACCTTTTCTAGTGGAAATATTTCTTTTACAACTGCAAATGGATGGAGCTCGAATATTCCTTCCACTGGTGGGGCTTATCTGTGGACCTCTCAGGCAGCAGCAATTAGCAGACTATCATCAGATACTATAGCAAGCAGTGAATGGGCTCCTTCTTCTTTGCTTGCACAGGACGGGACTGATGGCGCTGCGGGACTACGTACCGTACAAGGCTATTTATACTATGAAAAATCGAGTGGTTCAGTTCCTACTCCTACCGGCAATTTGTATACTTTTTCAACGGGTGTAGTTTCAGGGGGTAATATAAATGACAATGGAACTACGAATTGCTGGAGGAACTCGCCCAGGCCTCAAGTTCCTACTAGCTCCAATACGCATCATACAATTAGGTATTTTGGCACAGAAACTACCGCAGGAAGTTCTAGTTTTAATGTTACTTATTCTTCTATTGTTGCGTATACTAACTTTACAGGGGTAGTAACATTTAGTAATGGTACATTCTCTAGCGGGCCCACTGCTATTAATGGAGCTACTGCCGCTACTTCTATTGATGGAGCAAATATAAAAACAGGAAGTATTGATGCAGAGCAGCTAACTATTTCATCCACAGCATCGAGTGCCTCTACTATGTTTTTTGACGGTAGCAATACCAGAATAGACATTAAAGACTCGAATAATGTGTTAAGAGTGCGTCTCGGAAAATTAACTTAACCACTTAAAAAATAATTCTTGACTACGCATGTCCCCTTTGTTATAATTTAATCATGGAGAATTTCAATGAGCGCAGCTAACTATGACCTAGTGATTGACCAGGGATCGACTTTTGCGATCGACTTGATTATTAAGGAAGCCGGGGTAGTTAAAAACCTTGACGGCTACGCGGCTCGTGCAAAGATGAAAACTAGCAAGAGTGCTACTGATGTAGCCGCTACATTTACTTGCACTATTCCTGACCCAGTAACGGATGGTAAGATAAAAATGCAACTACTTCCAAATATTACTGCGGCGCTATCGCCGGGTCTGTATGTTTACGATTTAGAAATACATACTGCGGATAATGTCACAGTTAAGAGACTTATCGAAGGCACAGTAAATCTTACTGCTGGAATTACGGTGGGAGCAAGTGGCTGATCAAGACATTACTCAGGTTAGTATCACTGAAGAAGTAAAAGAGATAACAGTAAGTGAAGAAGGTGCGATCTCTGTAAATGTTGTGGGAGATCAGACCGATTTAGTAGTCAATAACTTTGCTCTTCCTATTTCTGCATCTGCGTCTAACGTATACTTCACTCCTTATGGCCAAATTACGGCCACAACTATAGATGGCGCTGTAAAGCAGCTAGCCGATCTGGCTTCTTATTCACAGGATAATACACCGGCCCCAACAGGGGGCTCTTCTGTAAGTGAGGGAAATATTTGGTATGATACGGACGATGACCAAGTAAAAATATATCGCGAAACTAGTACTGGCACTTTTGAGTGGGTACCTATAATTGTAGGTGCAGCTGAAGGAGATTCAGACACACTAGATGCAGGAGCCTTTTAGGCTACCCCGGAGTTCATAAATGGCTCAGACAATTCAAATTAAAAGACGTCACGCAAGTGCAGGAACTCCTAGCACTATGGCGGTAGGTGAGTTAGCCTATAATGCTCACTCAACCGAAAACAAACTTTATATTGGACGACCTGGTGCTGGAAGCAACGCGGCTAGCATTGATGTAATTGGGGGCAAATATTTTACAGACTTAATGGCCCACACTGCAGGCACTCTAAACGAAAGTGCAGAAAGTGCAATTCTTGTAGACTCTTCCGGAAAAGTAAATAAGCTTAAAACTGCCAATCTTGTTATTGATGCAAATGCGATTACTGCAGTATCCGGCAATGTAAAAATTGACACAGGAACAGGAAATCTTGATATTGATGCAGGAACTGTAGATGTATCTAGCCAAGCTACAGAGCTTAAAATTGTAGATAATTCTGCAACAGGGCTAACAATTAGTGAAGGCACTAATAATTATATTACACTTATTACTACTAATTCTGCCGAAGAGATTAAATTAAATAAACAGCTACACCTTGGAGCCGATGGAGCCGCTGGGTATACTTTCCCTACTGCTGATGCTAGCACTAGCGGACATGCTCTGGTTTCTGATGCAGCTGGAGAGCTTACTTTTCAAGCAGTATCTACTGTTTTAAAGGTTTCTGATGATGTAGGGGGAGAGCAAGATTTAGCGCAGCTTAATGGTGAGCTGAAAATTTTGGGTACAAACCCAATCAATACAGCAGTTACTACAAGTGGTAATGACGTAGTTCTTACTGTTAGCGCTACTGCAGCTACCGATGGAGCAAATGCTGGAGCAGCTTCTTTAGGTACTGCGTCTTTTAATAGCAGTGATTTTAATGTTTCAGGAGGCTTTGTAAGCTTAGCAACCTCTATTACAGATCTTACTGCAGGAAATATTAATGTAACAGCAAATGAAATATCCTCTACTGATACTAATGGTGATATTTCCTTAAATCCCAACGGTACCGGTGTTGTAGATGTAAACTCTAGCCGAATTACTAATGTTGTGGATCCTACTCAGGCACAAGATGCCGCCACTAAAGCATATGTAGATGCTGTAAAGCAAGCATTAGATATAAAAGACTCCGTTCGCGTTGCGACTCAAGCTAACTTTACCGCTTCCTATGATAATTCTGCAGGAACTCTTACTGCAACAGCCACGGGCGCACTTACTATTGATAGCGTTGCTTTATCACAGGGTGATAGAGTACTTGTGCAGAATCAAACAAGTCAAGTTGAAAACGGCATATATGAAGTTACAACTGTTGGTGCGGCGGATCCCGCTGCAAGCGCAGTACTCACCAGATCTTCGGATGCCAATGTTAATGCTGAAGTAACCGGTGGATTATTTGTATTTGTTGAGGAAGGTTCCGATGGGGACAATGGTTTCGTTCTTACTAATGTAACAGGAGAAGCTACTCTTGGCACAAGTAATTTAGTATTTACTCAGTTCTCAGGTGCCGGTCAAATTGTTGCTGGTGACGCGCTTTCAAAAAGCGGTAACACGTTAAATGTAAACGACGATGATATTACATTAGAGGTATCGGCAGATGCTTTACGAATTAAGGGAATTTCAACAACAGCAGTTGGTGATTTACTTATTGGAGCAGCCTCTGACGGAGGGTATACCCGACTCGTAAAACCTTCAGGAAATGCAAGCACAACAAATCACGATTATATTTTAGCTATGAACGGAAGTGGAGCTGCTCAATGGTCTAATACTCTAGACGGCGGCACCTACTAATATCTTTTCTCCCGCGTATATACGCAGCATTTAGGAGAGCCAAATGGCACAAACTATCAAATTAAAGCGGTCTGGCTCTGCCAATACCGCTCCTACCACTTCGCAACTTGAACTTGGAGAAGTTGCAATTAATACCTATGATGGAGATATGTACATTAAGAAGAGTGTTGGCGGCACTGAAAGTATTGTACATATTAATCGTGGCTCAGTATTTTTAGTTCAATCTGCTACTGCACCCAGTCCCGCCCAAGAAGGAGATATGTGGAGAGATACTGCTGATTTAAAAACATACATCTATTATTATGATGGCAGCTCTTTCCAATGGGTAGAAATCTAGGAGATTACTATGGCTTTAACTTTTCCTTCAAGCCCTAGTAACGGCGATACTATCACGTCGGGGGACATAACCTGGACTTACAATGCAAGCAAAGGTGTATGGCAGAATAACGTAATAGGACTGTCCGGAGCTTCCTTTGCTATTACAGCAGATGTTGGTAGCACAAATACAGTAGAAATAGGTGCAGATACCCTAAGTATATCAGGTGGTGTAGGTATAACTACAACTGTAACTCCTGATGAAGTTACTATAGACTTAGATAATACTTCTGTATCTACGGGCACATATGGTACGTCTAGTACTATACCTAGAATAACTGTAGACCAACAGGGTCGAATAACTTCTATTACTACTGTTGAAAATACTCCTGTTGCTGAAATCGGCGTACAGGACGCAACTATTCCTGCGGCGGATATTGTAAATGCAACGGCTTATGTTATTAAAAGCGCAGGAAATACGAATTGGACTAGTATCGGCGCCTCTCAGTTTGGCATAGATGATGGTTTGGTTTCCTTCGATGAGTATCTAATTACTAACTTGGGTACCGCTCAGGACGTTGATACTGCTGAAAATAGTTTTGTATACCAGATAGTATCGCAGGGGACTACTGACTTTACTCAAATAGGTGCCGCAGATAATAATGTAGGAACAGTTTTCACAAAATCTGGTTCTACAGGCGAAGGCACTGGTACTGTGTTACTTTTGTCTAATTGGATTGCTTATGGAAGCTCCCCTACCCCTTCCGTAGGGGAGATATTTAAAGCAAGAAGTGCAGGCACTGCAATTTCGGCTGATGCAATATCTGCCGGAGAAGAATATAGAATTGTATCTCCCGGCACCTCTAACTTTCTAGCAATAGGGGCAACCTCTAACGATATTGGAGCAGTTTTTACAGCAACGGGAGCGGGTACTGGAACCGGAACCGTAGTAGAAACTCCTGCGGCTAGTCAGGGCACAGGGACAGTTATACAAACAGACTTTGTTGCATCAGCTAATGGGTCGGGAACAGGCACCGTAATGCTGGATGCTGCCCATTTCATGGCTTTTGTAGATTCAAGAACTGGAACGTCTGATATTTTTGCAAGTTCAGCATTTACTTATAATCCAGGAAAGGACACTATTACCGCAGGTAACTTAAATGGTAATTTTGCAGGTAACTTTGAGGGAGCTTTTGCAGGAACTTTTGCAGGAACTTTTGATAGTAACGCAGTTGCTCCGACTGCTAGTGTAGCTACAACTGTTGTAGTTCAGAAAAATACTGACGATACTACGAACCCAACAGTTCCGGCCAGCCATAGAAATATTGTCCTAACAGACGGTCGCTCAGGTATTAGAACTCTACAGGGTGACTCTCGTATTTACTTTGATAACTCAACAGATTCTTTAGTTGCTCCTGCTCTTAGCGACGGTACTTTAAGTATATCTTCTGGATCTATTTCCTCCGCTGTAAATATTGCCGCATCAGGAAATATTACCGTGGGTGGAACTGTTGATGGGCGTGATGTTGCTACAGACGGCTCTAAGCTTGACGGTATTGAAGCCAACGCAACCGCCGACCAAACTGACTCTGAAATTAAAACAGCGTATGAGAACAACTCAGATACTAATGCGTTTACTGACTCTGAAAAAACTAAACTATCAGGAATTGAGGCCAATGCAACCGCTGATCAAACTGACTCTGAAATTAAAACAGCGTATGAGAACAACTCAAATACTAATGCGTTCACTGACTCCGAGAAAACTAAGCTAGCAGGAGTTGAGGCTAGTGCAACCGCTGACCAAACTGACTCTGAAATTAAAACAGCGTATGAGAACAACTCAAATACTAATGCGTTTACTGACTCGGAAAAAACTAAGCTGGATGGCATTGAAGCCAGCGCAACCGCTGATCAAACTGACGCTGAAATTAAAACAGCTTATGAAAACAACTCAGATACGAATGCGTTTACTGACGCTGAAAAAACTAAGCTATCAGGAGTTGAGGCTAGTGCAGATGTTACGGATACTACGAATGTAACAGCCGCTGGCGCTTTGATGGATTCTGAAGTAACTAATCTTGCTCAAGTAAAAGCATTTGATTCTTCAGATTATGCTACGGATGCTCAGGGTACTAAAGCAGATAATGCTCTTCCTATAAGTGGTGGCACTCTAACGGGCAACTTAGGTTTCAATAGCGGCGTAACTATAGACTTTGATAATGCGACTGTAGATTTTGACGGTGCAACTGTAAATGGCTTGGACGGAGCTAGCGTTACCTCTATAACTGCTGGGAACGGTATATTAGAAGCTAATAGCAACACGCAAGGAGCTCTAACTCTTTCTGTACAGCCTAAAACTAATGGCGGATTAGAAGTAGATAGTAATGGAGTTTCTATAGCTGCCACTATTTCAGGCAATAAGACTTTTAGCAATGATATTGTAGTAGACGGAACACTTACAGTAAACGGTACAACAACCACGGTAAACAGTACAACAGTTCAAGTTGATGATCCTATTTTTGAAGTAGGTGATCCAGCAATTTCATCTGATGACAACTTGGACAGAGGCATAAAGTTTAATTGGCACGATGGTTCGTCCGCAAAGAAAGGTTTCTTTGGTTATGATGATTCAGCAAGTGAATTTGTATTCATTGCAGATGCCACAGAAAGTTCAAATACCTTTACAGGCACAGCAAGTGCATTAAAAGCAGGTGCTATTACGGCCGCTTCCTTCAAAGGTACTAATAATATTGCAGTTTCAGGGTTCTTAGACGATGATTCAATGTCTGATGACTCAGATCAATTTGGTGTTACTCAACAATCTATTAAAGCATACGTTGATACTGAGATTTCAAACGTCAACTCTTCATTTACGTTAAGTGCTGATTCTGGTTCTAATGATACTTTTACAACAGGGCAAACATTAGCTTTCTCAGGAACAACAAACCAAGTAACAACAACGGTAAGTGACAATACAATTACATTTGGTTTAGTAAATGCTCCTATAGTATCAGGTACTATGACAGCAGGCGCATTTACAACTACTGGTGCAATTACTGGCAATCTAACCGGAGATGTATATGCTAGTAACGGTACTAATAAAATACTTGAGTCCGGTACAGATGGTACTGATGCTACATTTACCGGTATATCAACAAAGTCTACAAAAGTTGCTGTAACTGAAACGGATACAACTAACTCCGATTTTCCGATTATATTTGGAGATGCTACGGCGGAGACAATTAGCTCTGTAGATTACCATGGTTTAAGAAAAGATTTAAGTGTATCCGGAGATATCAATCCACTTACATACAATCCGAGCACCGGAGTTCTCCGAGCCACTTCATTTGTAGGAAATGTTAGCGGGTCTTCTTCTGTAGCCTCTCAAGTGGCTATTACTACTCAAGAGTCTAGTGCAGATACTCACTATCTTGCTTTTGTTGATGGGACAGCTTCTCCTCAATCTATAGAGATAAGCTCTTTACTAAACTATATTCCTTCTACTAATACTTTAAAAAGTGCGACAGGGGTACTCAATATATCGGGTACTCTTTCAGGTACAGCTACTCGTGCAAGAAACGCCAGTATTTTTCCTTCGGAGGGTGTAAGTGCTGCTCATGAAATACCGTTTTTAAAGCCAAATGCAGATAGTGTAACAACAGGTGCGACAATTGTATCTAATTCATCCGATAATATACATACTCACGCTCCGTCTTTATACTATTCTAAGCTTTACAATAAGTATCTTGCATTCTGGGCCCAGACAAGTTCAGGTGTATTAAAATACAGCATTGGTACATATTCTTCGGGAAGTATTACATGGGGAAATGTTACTACAGCAGCCGATAGTAATGGAAATATTGTCTGTGCGCAAAGAGCAAACAGCAATACTCAACCTTCATACGGACAAATAACTTTAGCGGATCTTAATCCTTCTTCAAACATTCTAATAAGTTTGACAGAAGCTAGTGGCTCAAATAAGGTAAATACACTACGAGTGCTTACCTTTAATGGTTCTACAGTAACATTCGGTGCTTCCACTAATGTTGAAAGTACGAGTTCTGATACTTTACTAGGTGCTATTAGTATTACAAGAGATCCTACCGATACTTCTACAAATAGAACTCTTGTTACTCATATTGATACAAACGGAAACCCGATAGCATTAATTGCAAATATTTCGAGCGAAGGTTCAATTACTTTAGGCTCTGAGCTTGCAATGGTTAATAGGCGAGTAAGTACTACGGATCAAATGACGAATTACTTTTCTGCCCCTGATGCAACTTACTCAGGTAATAGAACTCCGCGTCTTGCTCAGAGCGATTCCAGCCTTAGAACACAAATTACTCCTACTTTTAGTGCTCCAGATTTACCCGGGGGTGCGCAAGCAACAGGTACTTTTGACTGGACATTCGAATCCGGAGATAGTAAGTATTATCTAACCGGTATAACTATGACAAATACTGGTAGGGGTTATACTACAGGGCCAACCTACACAGGAGCAAATTTTGCAGGTGGCTCAAGCATTTCTGACTTAGCAGGAGCTCCTGGGTCAGGAGGAAGTTTTCCTATAACAAACACTGGTTTTGCTACTACTGACGTCTCTGAGAATGATGCAATGAATATTGATGCATCTTGGTCAGGTATTGCAAATAAATTTATTGTAGCTATTGGCGAAAGACTGGCAAGCGTTAGTAACCCTTCACAAAGTAATGGATACAATAATACAAGAATTTTAACAAGTAGTGGAACAACTCTATCTAGTTCAGGCATAGAGGGTCTGCCCTTTGCTACTCTTCAAGACTCAGGGGTAATCCGTACTTTAGGAGATATAGAGTATACAGAAAGTAATGACGATAAGCTTGGTATAATAGTCCATGGCAATAAGTATAGAAAAGTTATTGTATCTAGCTCTAGTAGTACTCATACTTATGGATCAGATGTAATTCTTAATTCCTCGTTTTATAAGGATATGGTTTTAGCAAATGATCCTACAACAAAAGAAGTAATACTTTTAGCAGATAAGTCCAGTGGAGGGTACGTATTTAAGAGAGCTGTTGCTACAGGTTCGGATATATCATTTACCTCTGAGACTCAAATAAGCTCTACTAATGTAAGGTCAGGATCTAGAAATGCTTTAGTCTTTGACGCTTCACAAAGTATATTTATTGTTTCAAAAGTACTTAGTACAACCACCCAACCTCTGTACCATCAACTAAACATTACAGACTCTAAACTTGAGTCAAAAAACACTTTTTCTTTTAATCCATCTACATCTGTACTTTCCTCAACTAGTTTTGCAGGTGATTTAACAGGTGATTTAACGGGGGATGTGTATGCCAGTAACGGTACTAGTAAAATACTTGAGGCAGGTACAGACGGTACTGATGCTACATTTACAGGTGCTGTAACTGGTACCGTAACTAGTATTGCTAACCATGACACAGGTGATTTAAGTGAAGGTTCAAACTTATACTTTACAAATGCAAGAGCCAGAGGGGCTATCAGCGAAGGCTCGACACAACTAAGCTATAATAGTGGCACTGGTGTATTAACATTTACACAGGGCAATACTGATACAGTAGCGGAAGGTTCAAGTAATTTATACTATACATCTAGTAGAGCGAACTCCGACTTTGACACTAGGATTGGCACTAAAGACACAGGTGATTTAAGTGAAGGTTCAAACTTATACTTTACAAACGCAAGAGCAGATGCCAGAATTGCGCTACAAACTGGCGCAAACTTGGTATTATCAAGCAAGGATACAGACGATTTAAGTGAAGGCTCTAGTAATTTATATTACACTGATGCAAGGGTTACTACTCAGGCTCGAAGCTTACTAGAGCACTCTAATCATGTAGGGGCTAGCGTAGAGTTTAACACAACGTCTAATGAGCTTGAAATTACTAATCTTTCATCCACTAATTTGAGCTTGACAGGCTCTGAGGATACTGATGCTAGTTGGTATATTACCATGTCCTCTGGGGCAACTGGGTCTCAATCTATACATACAGATACCGGCTTAAGGTTTAACCCGAGTACAAATGAAGTAACAGCTACAACTTTTGCAGGTAACGTAGCTGGAGACTTAACTGGGGATGTTAAAGCAAGTGACAATTCTGTTATGGTTGATTCAAGTGCTAAAACTTTTACAGGCGATTTTAGCGGTGATGGTTCATCTTTAACTAACTTAAATGCAACAAATATTTCAACCGGTACCATTAATGCAGCTAGAGTCCCGACGCTAAATCAGGATACTTCAGGCACTGCAGCCACCGCGACAGTTCTTGAGACTGCAAGAACTATTGGTGGTGTATCCTTTGACGGATCTGCAAATATAGACTTGCCTGGCGTTAATACAACAGGAAACCAAAACACTTCTGGTAATGCGGGTACGGCAACCGCTTTAGCAACAGGCAGAACTATTGCAATCACTGGTGATGCAACTTATACCTCAGGTAGTTTTGACGGTACAGGCAATGTAACTGGTGCTTTAACACTAGCAAACAGCGGTGCAACAGCAGGAAGTTATGGGGGCGCAACAGCAGTACCAGTACTTACAGTTGATGCTAAAGGTAGAATTACATCAGTAAGTACTACGCCACCGACCGCGACAGCATTAGCAGCAGGTAGGACTATTTCAATCACTGGCGATGCAACCTATACATCAGGTGCTTTTGACGGTACAGAGGATGTAACTGGTACTTTAACACTAGCAAACAGTGGTGCAACGGCAGGTACAGTAGGCAGTGCTACTGCAATTCCTATTATAACAGTAGATGCTAAAGGTAGAATTACTGCTACAAGTACTGCAACACCAGCGGGCGGTTCCCCAACTTCGATTGCAGGTAATACTACTACGAGCAGTCCTAGTGTAATTCCTGGAACAGAAACTCTTACTATCAAGGGTGATGGCACGATATTAACTTCTGTTGCTGCTGATGTCGGCGGAGTCCCTACAATTGCTTTTTCTATCGAAGATAGTAGTATTCCAAACGGTAAGTTACAAAACCCCTCTATCACTGTTACGGACGGCAGCAACTCAACATCAACCGCGTTGGGAGGCACTATTACGTTCTCAGCAGGAGAAGGTATAGACGTCACAGAAGCATCTGGCACAATCACTATTGCTGCAGAAGAAGCGACATCAAGTAACAAAGGTGTTGCTAGATTTGATGCCTCGGACTTTACTGTTAGTAGTGGGGTTGTTACTTTAAAAGCTTCGTCTGTTGCTGACGGCGATTTGGTAGAAGATTATATCAAAGCTTCTGAAGTTGATGATAGCTCTATAGAATTTACGAGTAACTCGCTTAATATTAAAGCTACTGGGGTTACTAATGCTATGCTTGCAGGTAGTATTGCTAATGATAAGCTAGCAAACTCTTCTATTACAATTAACGGATCCGCAATAGAACTTGGGGGCACGGTATCAACCTCTGATACCATGGGAGCAGGATTTGTAGTAGAGGACGGTGATGGAACCGAAGTTACAATTACTGAAAACAAACAACTAAAGTTTGTAGATAATAATGAAATTAATATTAACTTTAACGATACTGATAGCGGAGCAGATGGAGATGAATTTGATCTAGCATTTACTCTTGCTACCAATGGAGTTACCGGTACAAAAATATCCTCTTCTGCTACAACTGATTCTGCCAGAGCTATAGGCACGGACCACATAAAAACAGACGCCGTAACTGGGGATAAAATTGCTGATAATGCTGTAGCTTTAAGTACGCAAACAACAGGTAACTATGTTGCAACTATAGCGGGGACTGCTAACGAGGTAGAAGTAAGCGGGTCTGGTACAGAAGGAGCAGCACTTACTATAGGGCTACCCGATAATGTGACTGTTGCGGGTAATCTTACTATAACAGGTGATTTAGCTGTAAATGGCAACAACACTATAGTAGAAACAACAAATTTGTCTGTAGAGGATCCACTTATAGAGCTAGCAAGAGGAAATACTACTTCAGATAGTCTTGATATTGGATTTTATGGAATTTATGATACTTCTGGAAGTCAGGATCTATACGCCGGACTTTTTAGAGATGCTAATGACTCTGGTAAGTGGAAGTTATTTAAAGACTTACAGGCAGCACCCACTACGGTAGTTAATGCTAGCGGTACAGGCTATACCGTAGGTACTTTAGTTGCAAATGTTGAAGGCGACGTTACCGGTAATGTTACGGGTGATGTATATGCAAGCAACGGCACTAGCAAGATATTGGAAGCGGGCACCGATGGAACGGATGCAACTTTTACGGGTACTGCTTCTACAGCAACAGTAGCTACAACAGTAACTGTTGGTACCGAACAATCAGATAATGCTCTTTATTATATACCCTTTGTAGATTCTCAGTCCGGCAACTTAAGTTTAAAAACGGATAATACTTTCTATTACAATCCTTCCGCTAATAGAATTTTTGCAGGTAATGTTCAAGGTACTTTTATTGGTAATGTTACTGGTAATGTAACAGGCAATATTACGGGCAATATTACTGGAGGATTAACAGGCGATGTTTCTGGAAACGCAGGAACGGCCACCTCTTTGCAGATTTCTAGAAACTTTACTATAGGTGCAACCAATCACCCCTTTGATGGATCCGCAGATGTAGATTTAAGCGAGGCATTACAAGATGCTGTCGGAGCTATGTTTACTGGGAATACTGAGCTAGGAACCTCGGTTACATATGATGATGTTGATGGTACTTTAGATGTTACTACAAATGCTCTATATAATGGTACGACTAAACTTGCAGATACTACATCTACAGCTATAACTGTTTATGGTCATATTCTACCAGATGCGACTGAAACTTATGACTTAGGATCCCCTACCGCGCGATTCAGAAAAGGCTACTTTGATGCGGGAACAATTTTCTTGGGCACGCAGGAAATCACAGCATCGAGTGACACTATTTCTGTATCTGGTAACTTTACTGCTAGTAATATTACGGGCGATGTTACTGGTACGGTAACTGGCTCGGCCGATACTCTTACAACAGCACGAAATATAACTGTAAACAGTGTTAACCATCCCTTTGATGGATCAGCAAATGTAGACCTAACCGAAGCGATACAGGATACTGTCGGAGCTATGTTTACAAGTAATACTGAAACGGGTATTACTGTTACATATGATGATAGTGATGGCACCATTGATCTTATAGTAACTGGAGGCTCCGCCAGCGCGGGAGACCCTATTGTTACTATTAGTGAGAGTGCTCCCAGTAGCCCCTCTACAGGATCTTTATGGTTTGACCCCAGCAATCTAACTACCTATATATATTATAATGATGGTAACAGTGCTCAATGGGTTGAGCTTTCAACACCTACTTCAGGCGGCGGTGGGGTTGTTAAATTCGCAGAGCAAACTTCTTCTACAACATTAGTAGCTGGAACTAAGAAAATTGTAGATACCTCTTCGTCAGCTATTACATTGACTCTTCCGGGCACAGCGTCTATTGGAGATGAAGTGCATATAATTGACGGGACAGGGGATGCTTCTACTAACAATATAACTATAGCCAGAAATGGCCATAAGATCCAAGGCGCTGCAGAAGATTTAATAGTCTCCACTGATAGAGCAGCCTTTCAATTAGTATATTATAATGCTAATAACGGCTGGGTTCTCATAAATAGGTAATAAAATGGCAAATTATATAGACATTAAAACAATATCGGCAGGTGTAACTACTACAACTGTGGCTAATATGGCGGCTTTAACAGCTTTAACAGGAATGGCAGCAGGAGATCAAGCTTATGTCAGTGCTAATAATAAGTTGTTTTTGTACAATGGATCCGGTTGGTACTTAATTGCGACAGTACAAGATAATGCTCCAAGTAGTATAACAGGAGTTAATTCCAGCTATGATCTTTCAGGGGACGGCACAGCAACTACTATTACGGCTGTATCAACGGATCCCGAAGGATTTCCTCTTACATGGTCCTATGCTGTTACAACAGGGGCTTTGGGGTCTACGGCTACTGTATCACAAGCAGATAATGTGTTCACTATAACTCCTTCTACTTCGACTGGGGGAACCTTTACTCTTACTTTTAGTGCTACTGATGGTACTAACGGAGCAGTTAGTGCCGCAGCAGCATTTAGCTTATCTTTTGGTATAGACGTAACCTATCAAAGAGCTGTAACAGACCCCGATAATAACGCCTTCTTCTTCGACAGACAAGACTCAGAGATTAGCGTAGGGGGCAATCGTTTAGCCGTTCCTAGGCGTTCGACAACAGCAGCAGACCAAGAAATACATTTATATTCTATAGATGATGGAAGTTACGAGAGAAGTATATCCGCCGAGTCCGGTAGAGATGCAGTTGCTTGGCTGGGATATTCATTACAGCTGTCTCCCAATGGCACCAGATTAGCCGCTGGCTCCTATTACGAGCCAGCGACCGGTACATATACTAGAACAGGTGTGGTTGATATATACAATGCGGCAACGGGAAGTTTAATAAGAACACATAGTAACCCTATTACAAATGTCTCTAATGGCTACTTTGGTAATGGAGTTGCCTGCAATAATACATATGTTGCGATTGCATCGAATAACGCTACTTCCGCGTCTAGAAAAGGTATAATTTATATTTACAACTTATCAGATGGGTCTCTAGAGAGAACTATTGAAAATCCTACTACTGTTGTTTCGGGGTACGCCAATTACCACTTTGGGGCATGTATGGATATGAGCGGCGAGTATCTTATTGTAAGTCACCAAAAAGAAAGTGTTTCAAGTAATGACTATGTAGGAGCAGTTTATATTTACGATTTATCTGATGGTAGTTTACTAAGAAAAACTTCTTGGCCCTCTGACTTTACTTACTATTCAGATTCTCCTCCTAATTTTGGACATCTTGTTAAGTTTAATTCAGATGGCAGCAAGTATGCCGTAACTGCACTTAGGAATCTTCCTCGTGCTTCTTCGGATGCAACCACGCAGAAAGGCTTAGGACGTGTTTACGTATTTAATACATCTACTGGCAGTCTTGAGAATACTTTTACAAATCCAAATACTGGTGGGGAGGTATATAATAACGTTACCAACGAAACTATGTTTGGGTTTGATCTCGACTTTAATAATTCTCAAATATTTATAGGAGATCGTCGCTACGGAGATTCAAGTAATCGTTTTCTTGGGAGAGTGTATGAGTATGATCTATCTGATAGCTCTTTAACAGCCACTATCGATAAACCGACTTCATTGGACTCTGGCTCTGTAGACAGTTTTCAGGAACTAGGAAACGGCGTTAGAATATCAGCAAACAACGAATTAATTATTACATGTACTGGAGCAGGTACGAGACGTGTACTTATATACGGAGCCTCGTAGGAGAAATAAATGGCATTTACAGATTTTACAAACTCGCCTTCAAATGGAGATACCGTTACAGTTAATGGGGCAGTTTATACTTTTAATTCCACTAAATCTAGGTGGGATTTTACGCCCTCTTCTTCTACTTCTTCCGTAACATCTGAAGAAGTTCAAGATATTGTAGGAGCTCAATTTGCTACCAACGGTAGTCATTCCGGTATTTCTTTTTTGTACGATGATACCGGAGACGGTGCCATTGATTCTACAATTAATTCTGCACCCACCTTAACAACTGCAAGAACTATTGGTGGTGTATCCTTTGACGGGTCAGCAAATATAGACTTGCCCGGAGTTAATACAACAGGAAACCAAAACACTTCGGGTAATGCGAGTACCGCGACAGCTTTTGAGACTGCAAGAACTATTGGTGGTGTATCCTTTGACGGGTCAGCAAATATAGACTTGCCTGGAGTTAATACAGCAGGAAACCAAAACACTAGTGGATCTGCAGCTACTCTAACTACTGCAAGAACTATTGGTGGAGTTTCTTTTGACGGGTCTGCAAATATAGACTTGCCCGGAGTTAATACAACAGGAAACCAAAACACTTCGGGGCTCGCAGCTACTGCTACCGCGCTTGCGACAGCACGAACTATTGGGGGAGTTTCTTTTGATGGAACTAGTAGTATTAGTCTCCCAGGAGTTAATACAACAGGAAATCAAAATACTACTGGATCTGCAGCTACTCTAACTACTGCAAGAACTATTGGTGGTGTATCCTTTGACGGGTCTGCAAACATAAACCTGCCTGGGGTTAACACTGTGGGCACTCAAGACACTTCTGGTAATGCGGGTACCGCAACAGCTCTTGAGACTACAAGAACTATTGGTGGGGTTTCTTTTGACGGGTCTGCAAACATAAACCTACCGGGGGTTAATACAACAGGAAACCAAAATACTACTGGATCTGCAGCTACTCTAACTACTGCAAGAACTATTGGTGGTGTATCCTTTGACGGGTCTGCAAATATAGACGTACCTGGAGTTAATACAACAGGAAATCAAAATACTACTGGATCTGCAGCTACTCTAACTACTGCAAGAACTATTGGTGGTGTGTCCTTTGACGGGTCTGCAAATATAGACTTGCCTGGAGTTAATACAACAGGAAATCAAAATACTACTGGATCTGCAGCTACTCTAACTACTGCAAGAACTATTGGGGGAGTGTCTTTCAATGGATCAGCAGATATTGTTCCAAATATAGTTAGTGACACTACTCCTCAGCTGGGAGGAAATCTAGATGTTAATGGAAATACGCTCACTTCTGTTAGTAATGGAAACATAGAAGTTGACCCAAATGGTTCTGGTTTATTCAAAATAAAAGGAAACTCAACCGCAGGCTCTGGCTCTATAACTCTTAACTGTGAGAATAATTCTCATGGAGTCAAGCTACAGGGCCCTCCCCATAGCGCAGCTGCTTCTTATACTTTGACACTTCCTAATAATGATGGAAATGCAGAGCAAGTTATACAAAGCGATGGCAGCGGTAATTTATCCTTTGTAGATCAAATTAAAACAGTACAAGCAGAACTTACTATCTCTGACGCCGCATCCGCAGGAGATGTAATTGTATATGAAAGTGCAAATTCTCAGTATGCGACTGCGGGGGAAAGTACAATTAGCGCTTCTGTTACTCAAACATCAACGAGTATAGAGTATCTAGGTACTACTTCCTCTTCGGAGGGGGTGGGGCAAGCAGTTCTAGTTCCCGATTATTCTAATAAGATATTTCAATTGACTTACGAGTCCAGTACCTACTATTATAGGTGGGCTACTCTTGCAGCGGACGGCTCCGTAACTGTATCTTCCACTGGCTCTATGCCGAGTAATTCTAATCAAATTACTACTGGTCCCGCATTTCTGGTAGCAAGTAATAAAATAGCTTTAATTGGAAGTACTGGTTCAGCTACTTATTACAATATAGGTACAATTAATACGTCTACAGGAGCGATAACTTGGGGTACTAATGCTACTCTATACTCTGCAAGCACTTCGTGGGACTCTGCTGGTAGCATTACCTATGATGATAATGACGGAAAATGGATTTTAGTGGGTGGAGACAATATTAGAGCTCTAACCTATAATAGCTCGAATGATACCTTTACTGTAGGAACAGCTGTAACTGTTGGGGGCTCGCACACTTCTGTGGCTTACGATCCCGTAAGAAATGCCGGTGTAGTTGTTTATACGTCAGGAGGCTCAAATTATTGTAAAAAGTGGACTTGCTCCAGTGGATCTATTACACTGGGCTCTGCTGTTACAGTTACGAATACTACATTACAATCTTCTGATATAACAGGAAATGTATACACTCCTAGTGCAGCTGGCAATCCACATATTTTTTACATTCCGAATCGTCAAAAGTTTTTGATGATTTATCAAATAACTTATGAATATTTCGGCAATAAAACATGGCCAGTCGGGTATAATAGTGTAACAATAGAAGAAAACGGCACTCTTACAGTTGCGCATAAAGACACTGATCCAGGAGGAAGTGGATCATTTCTTAGTGCAAGCATAGTAGCAGGAGCGGTAGATACAGGTACAAATACTTTAGTTTATTTATCCAACGGTTCTTACAATTCTGCCCGTAGGCTGCTCCTAGGGCGTCTCACGATGAGCTCGAATGGTACTATAACTCACGCAAGCAACAGTACTGTGATGTCGCACAGTAATACAATTAATGCGGGTGCATTAATTTATAAGTCTGCAGGTCTGGTATACGGCTTTACTAGATATGGATCATCTGCGAGCATGATTAGTCAGCTTGATGGAGAATTTTACGGAATACAAAATACTGTTACGACAACTAATATTGAAAATACAGTAGTAGGAATTGCCGACGAGAACATTTCTGCGGGCGCTTCGGGCACTGTAAATTTAATGGGTGGAGTTGATAGAAATCAATCTAGCTTAACAACTGGCGCCACCTACTATCTTACTTCTAACGGAACTTTAAACTCAACTGCAGATAGCTATAATATTAAAATGGGTGTCGCTGTCTCAGCAACGGAGCTGTTATTAGAACATACTACCTCTGATGCTGATATAACTGCTGTAAGTGCAGGAAACGGGCTTACAGGAGGAGGAACCTCCGGAGCCGTTACTTTAAGCTTAGAAAACACTGGCGTTACTGCAGCAACTTATGGAAGTGCAACAACTATCCCCCAAATTGTTGTAGACGGCCAAGGAAGAGTTACCTCTGCTTCAAATGTTACAATTACTGCTGGTTCCAGTATAGATGTTTCTGATACTGCTCCTAGTAGCCCTTCTTCAGGAGATTTGTGGTTTAACTCTAGTAATCTGCGTCCATATATCTACTATGCAGATGGCGATAGCAACCAGTGGATTGAATTTGCAAACTCAAATGGAGGAGGAGCGGGAAGCGGTGCGCTTGCTCTTGGAGAGTTAACAAATGTAAGTAGTTCAAGTCCTAGTAGCGGTCAGGTTCTTAAATGGAGCGGAAGTGAGTGGGCTCCTGCTGCCGACTCAACCGGCACTGGTGGTATAGCTTCTGTATCTGCGGACACTTCACCTCAATTAGGTGGAGATTTAGATCTAAATGGGCAAGACATTGTAACAGCAAGCAACGGCGATATAGATTTAGATCCAAACGGATCCGGTGTTGTTGTATTTAAAGGCAACAGTACAAAAGGTTCTGGGCAGTTTAAACTAAATTGCGAAGTCAACTCACATGGAGTGACCATTAAAGGACCTCCTCACAGCGCGTCTGCTGATTATACTTTAACACTACCAAATGATGATGGTAGTGCGAATCAAGTTTTAAAAACAGATGGGTCTGGTGTATTAAGTTGGACTACGCCCGCTTCTGCAGGGGCTACATCTATTGATGACTTATCAGATGCTGTTTATAACTCTACTGCACTTAGTCTTTTTCTGGGTGCAAATGCTGGCGCAGCCGTTACAAACAGTGCCAGTGCAAACGTTGCGGTGGGTGTAAATGCTGGAGATAGTATTACCTCTGCTAATATGAACGTATTGTTAGGCTACAATGCCGGTAATGCAATAACTACAGGCTCTAAGAATATTGTAATTGGAGGTCAAGCATACAATGCTACCAGTTCAAACGGCAGCCATAACATACTTATAGGCTATAATGCTGAAGCAACTAGTACTTCAACAAATAATGAGATGACAATAGGAACTGCTTCTGGTGACGGACTTATTAACAATGTAAGAATACCGGGCGTAGACTTTACCATGAATACAACTGCTCTTCACTATGGGGCGGAAATTAGAGCAGATGGAGACGTAGTAGCTTATTATTCTTCTGACGAGAGACTTAAGGAAAATATTGAAATAATTCCAAATGCTCTCAGTAAAGTTCAGCAAATTCGTGGAGTAACGTTTGACTGGACAGACGAGTACTTAGAAAAGCAGGGAGGAGAAGATGGGTACTTTCATAGAAAGCATGATAGTGGTGTAATCGCACAGGATGTTGAGAAAGTACTGCCTGAGTTAGTCGCGGAGCGACCAGATGGCACAAAAGCAGTAAGATATGAAAAATTAGTTGCTGTATTGATAGAAGCCGTAAAAGAGCTAAAACAAGAAATAGAAGAACTAAAAGGAGAAAAATAATGGCTTTAGCATCTTCAGGTCAATTAAAATTTAGCGAACTACAGACGGAATTTGGCGGAGAAAATCCTATATCCTTTTCGGAATACTATGGAGGAGGTACTATTATTGGTCTGTCTGCAGGAAATAGTGGCAGAGTTATTACTAATGTTCCCTTAACGGGTAGGATAAAAATGTCTAACTTTCATGGAGCGGCAAAAGGAACTGCATCTTCTTCGTCTGCTGATGTAACTATTACTATATCTGGAGGCAATGGCTATCTTACTCATGGCTACGACTCAATTGCCTCAACAACTATTGGAAGCATTGCTAGTGGTAGTGCGACTACATATGATGGAGCAACTATAAAAGTATTGAGAGAACGCAGAACACAAGACCTAAAAACAAATGTTATATCAGGCAGAGGATTTGAAGTAGTGCTCTCAGGAACTAGAGCCCAAGGATTTTTTACTTCTATAGATGTAGGAAGTCAGAACCTTACTTCTTCTAGTGCCACTCACACCCAGAGCGACGGAAACACTAAATGGGTCTGGGCCAACAGTTCTGCCTATACTACAACTTTAGGAAACTGGGTAACCTCCACAAGCGATAAGGACGTGGATTTTAATGAGTAATTATACTATTGATATTATAGACAAAGTTCGTAACGATGATTTTAATATTGTATGGGAGGGCTGTAAAGAAGATGCTATGTCTGAAAGTGTTTTTTCTTGGAGCGAGTTCAATGCAACTACCGAGGAAGAAAAAAGAGAAACAGCACTAGCTCTTTATCGCTCCTTCGCTTCAGACTCTGAAAGAACCGTTGTTGCAGTAAGAGCCGGAGCCCGATGTTTAGCTTTGATTGCAGGCACTATTGAAGGAACAAATTTTGAATGGGGTATGTGGTTAGCAGGTCCGGATGCACAAAATAGCAAGGCCTGGATGTACACGGACGAGTTTCAGACAGTAAGAGCACAAATTAGAGAAACCATGGGAACAACTACAGCTTCTTTTAATATGGTAAAAGGAGATACTACAGCGTGGAGAAATGTTCAGAGTCTAATTAATGCAAACAAGTTTTCACTTGCAGAAGAAAATAGTAAATCTGATAACGTAGTTAGCAGAAAAGTGACATTTGGAGAATAGAAATGGCAGTTAATTTTACAAACAGTCCAAGTGACGGAGCTACTATTACAGCTGATGGACGTACATATACATTTAGTAATAGTACAGGTAAATGGGACGTTACTTCAAGCCCCGGCGATACTTTACTATCACTAACAGATGTCGGGTCTGATGGCACAAATGGTCAAGTATTAACTACAAACGGCAGTGGTTCTTTTACATTCACTACCGTAAGTTCTGGAGGCTTATCCTCCCTAGTTGAAGATACAACTCCGCAGCTGGGAGGTGATCTAGACGTTAATGGGCAAAGCCTAGTTTCAGTTAGCAATGGAAATATTTCTATAACTCCAAATGGCTCAGGAAAAATTATACTTGATGGGTTGAGCTGGCCTACTGCAGATGGCACTGCAAATTACGTTCTAAAAACAGACGGATCTGGAAATCTAAGTTGGACTGCGCAAAGCAGTGGAGGAGGAGGAGGTGCTTCAGTATCTACTTCTGATACTGCTCCCAGCAGTCCTTCCTCGGGAGATTTATGGTTTGATACAACTGAGCTGACCCCCTATATTTACTATGCTGACGGCAGCAGTAATCAATGGATTGAATTTGCTAATCCTGATGGTGGAGGAGGCGTTGCTGTTTTATCAGATTTAACAAATGTAAGCTCTACAAGTCCCAGTTCTGGTCAAGTATTAAAGTGGAGCGGAAGTGAATGGGCGCCCGCAGCAGATTCAACAGGATCAGGGGGTATTGCGTCAGTAGTAGCTGACACAACACCTCAGCTTGGGGGAAATCTAGATGTCAACGGACAAGATATTGTTTCTATTGGCAATGGTAATATAGATATAAAACCCGATGGGTCAGGAAACATTGTATTAGACAATCATACTTGGCCAAATGCTGACGGAAGTGCAAATCAAGTACTAACTACAAATGGCAGTGGAGTATTGAGTTGGGCAAGCCAATCAGCGGGAGGAGGCTTTGTAAAGGCATATAGGTATGATGATACTCTTGCTGTAAATACAGGATCAAAACGACTATATCTGCATGACTCTTTTACGCTTGATTTTATAGATGCTTTTGTAGATACTGCACCCGCTGGATCAGCGGCTACTATAGCCTTAATTAAAAATGGCGCAGGAAGCGCGTTTAAAACAATAACAATTGCTAACGGAGCTAGTTCTAGTGTTAATAATAGTGATACTACAACTTTTTCGGAAGGTGACTATATAACCGTAAATATAACACAGGTAGGTTCTAGCACAGCGGGTGCCAACCTATATTTAGTATTTAGTTTTTCATAACTAGCATATCAGGAGAAAATACAATGTATGCAAAATTAAAATTTCCCTCAAATACAACAAATGGAGAAGTAGTAAGGGATATAACTAGAATTATTCATGAGTCTAGTTCGGGTAGCGCGTCTTTAAGTAATCTAGAGTTTATTACGACAGCTGACTCTGAATTAACAGCGGGAGCAAACAGTGGTTGGGCCTTACATAGCTCTAACTCTTTGCAAAGTGGTAGTATAGCAGCGGCAGACGCACAGTATATTCTTCAAGGTACTTCTGCTACAAACAACATCCCAAAGTATTGTGCCTTATATACCTCTGGGGCCCACACTAGTACTTCATACTATAATAGTACTAGCTTTGGGTTTTGTTTGGGGGTTATTTTTGATCCAAATACGAGCACAGAAAACTTAAGCTGGGGGTACTCTGGTACGAACAGTACTTATGCTAGCTCTCATGCTATGTATACAAGTGGTCGTACTATACGAGTTTTTGCGGATCCAAAAAGAATTATAATATTGGGTTACATAGATAGCGGAGAGGGAGCTTTTATGATTTTAGAAGGCCCCCAAGGTCCTTTAGATCAAAAACAGTCTGTGTGTCCTAATGCTTTTGTTTTTGCATCCGACGCGAGTAAACACAACGCGGGTGAGGCTTCGCCAATGTATAGATCAAGTTCTAATTCAGGTTGGTTTGGAAACACTAGCCCAGGAGATTTTGCACAACTCTGTAACTTTGGTACACACCTTGCGGGAAATGAAGGAGGCACTATACGACTATGGACAGCTTCTACTAACGGCAATGCGTACGACCCCGAGGGATACTATTATAGTATAGCAAAACTAGAGAATAGCACAATTACTGGCTCTGACGTAGGTGAGATCAATACTGACATGCAATGGAATATGTCTTATGCTGCCTCCACCTCGTCCGGCACCGCTTCATTTAAAAATAGCAACCAATTATCCTATACCGCGAACGGCACAAAAGCACTAGTAGTTTTCCCCTTATATATAAAAGGTCCTGGCTTTTTTCCAGATGTAAAGGACTTTTCTACTTTAAATAATGTTTGGTTTGCCCCCTCTGGGATTGGAACTGCATTTGAGGAAGTTACAATCTCAGGAAATGATTATGTATATGCCCCTGTTGTAGATCTTCGGCCGGATCTAGGACATTATTTAATTAAAAAAACATAGGAGAAAAAACATGGCATTAACAATAGAAGGGGGCGTTACTACAGTAACAGAAATAGTTTTTGCAACGGTTCCTCCATCACCTTTACTTTTAGCGGGAAGCCTATTTCCCGCAGCAAGAGATCTTATCGTTGCAGATGTACCTCTTGGGAGTACTTTGCTTCCATTTCCTGCAAGAACAACAGATAGCAGCGGAGCTGCAGCAGCAGATCCGGAATCGTGGGAGTAAGTATGAATTTTATAGAACAATGGAACTCTGTTAAGGTATATCATGTAGACAATACTATTAAGTATATACAAGCGAATATAACCTTAGTAAGTGAAACGGATGAGAGTTTAACTAAAGATGTTTTTTGGATTTTTGAGCCTAAAAAAATGAAGTTTAATACTGAGCAAGAATTATTAGACACTTTTACAGTAGAATATGTAAGGAGTTTATCTAAACTTCCTGAAAATAAACAAGATATAAAGTCGCATTACAATATGTGGGCTAAACAGCTTGATATATTGTGGAATTCTGCTCTAAGCGTTAACATTATAGAGGTATAAAAATGGCAATTAACTTTACAGATAGTCCCAGTAATGGAGACACAATAACAGCGGATGGTAGGAATTACACTTATAATAGTTCTACCGAAAAATGGAAAATTACTTCTAGTTCAGCAGCGAATCCTACTCTCACAGCTACTGCGAGTGGGGCTCTTGCAAATGGAGATATGGTTATAGTAAACTCTGATGGTACTGTAAGTGCTGTGGCAGGCTCAGAGGTTAGTGCGATTGCTGCTGCTTTAGGTAGTGAGACTGTATTTAATGACAGCACAGCTAATACAGGACAGCAAGGCGCCAGTGCAACTTTTGACTCAAATTCAAACAAAGTAGTACTCGCTTATAGGGATGCAGGTAACAGTAACTACGGAACGGCAATCGTAGGTACAGTGTCCGGTAACAGTATTAGTTTTGGAAGTGAAGTGGTATTTAATACAAGAGAAACTAGCTGGCCTATGATCACTTTTGACTCAAATTCAAATAAAATTGTAATTGTATATCAGGATAAGCATGCCGAGACTATCAGTGGTACAACGTATTCGAGGGACCGAGCTACCGCAATTGTAGGTACAGTATCTGGAACAAGTATTAGTTTTGGCTCGCCAACCATTATGGAGCCTATTTCTGATATGACCAGTGACATAGGTTCGTCCTCCTTTGCCAATAGAGGGGGTATCACTTTTGACTCATATGCAAATAAAGTTGTAGTCTGTTATGTATATAAAGGAGCTGCTTACGTTAGCTCTACAAATACTGGGTTCCATGCAGCGGTAAGAGTAGGTACAGTATCTGGAACAAGTATTAGTTTTGGTAGTCGTGTACTTTATAACGGTACAACAGGAGCGAGCAAGGCGGGAGATGTTGTATTTGATTCAAACTCAAATAAATGCGTATTAGTCTACGTGGACGGAAACAACTCAGATAGTTCTCGTTCTACTAAAGCAATTGTAGGTACAGTATCTGGAACAAGTATTAGTTTTGGTACTGCCGTGAGTGTCAGTTCTAATGGAGCTAATGACATTGCTCTCGGTTTTGACTCAAACTCAAATAAAGTCGTAGCAATGTATTATGCTAATTCTGCTGCAGGAGCAATCAGGGTAGGTACAGTGAGCGGTAGCAGTATTAGTTTTGGAACAGAAGTTACTGGGATTACGACGGGAGGCATGTATGATAATAGTGTTGTTTTTGACTCAAATACTAATAAAATTGTAATTACCTACTTAGATGTAGCCAACTCTTGGTACGGTACTCTTCGTGAGTGTACTGTGAGCGGGACAAGTCTTACTCTGGGTTCAGCAGAGGTATACAACAGTGGTGAATCAGATAATAATTATGGTACAACTTTTGACTCAAATTCAAACAAAGTAGTACTCGCTTATAGGGACAGAGGAAACTCTAACCGTGGAACAGCTCGTGTAAAGCAAACAGCTAGGGCAGCCTCAACTTCAACAAATCTTACAGCAAGTAACTACATAGGAGTATCGGATGCGGCCTATGCTAATTCTGCTACTGCTACAGTTCAACTTATAGGTTCAGTAGATGATGCTCAGTCTGGGCTAACTGCCGGGCAGTCTTATTACATACAAAACGACGGTACACTGTCAACAACAGCGGGATCTCCTTCAGTATTAGCAGGAACCGCTGTTTCAGCGACTAAGTTAATTGTAAAAAGCGAAATTGCAGCAGCAGCGGCAGCCGGGCTGCTCCTCCCAGGAGGTGGTGTAACTACATATGCAAACATAGCAGCTCTACCTTCTTCTGGAAATACTGGTGGAGACCTAGCATTTGTAACGGATGTGAAAGCTTTTTATGGCTGGGACGGTACGGAGTGGGATAGAATTTTTAGCGGAGTAAACACACTGCCTGAATTCACTACTAGTCCCGCAGCTTCCTACGCACTAGAAGCGGACGGCACAGCAACTACTGTTACTGTAGCAGCTACAGATCCAGAAGGGTTCGATGTGACTTATAGTCATGATACCAGCCCTTCTAATCAAGCTCAAGCTACAATTACCCAAAGTGGGGGCACATTCACAGTAACTCCTAGTACTAATGAGTCTAATGGCGGAACATTTACTGCTAGATTTAAGGCTTTTGATGGTGTAAGAACTAACAGTGCTTCTTCAACGTTTACATTATCTTTTGGACCTACTAGTATATCAGGTTTAATAGGATTTTGGGACTTTGGAGACTCCAGTAGTTATGGGGGCTCAGGTACAACGTGGACTGATATTTCTTCTAATAGTAACAATATAACTTTTTCTGGTGGAACATACTCTTCTAGCACAACCGCTCATAGTGTAGCTGCAATGCAATTTGCGGCGGGCGGGGAGAGCGTAGGAAACTTTGAATTTCCTACTGCACTTTCGGGTACAGGGAGTGGAAAAGCTAAGACTGTTATTTTAATTTATCACACACCAACTACACTAGAAAATACTCTTTTGTGGAGCTATGGTAGTAATTCGAGTACTTACGCTTATGTACTCCAAGACGGGTCAACTACCGGTCAAACTTCAGCAATTAATACTCATAGTGGAGAAACTCGGGAACATAGAGTTAACGGTAATACCGTCCTGAATGATAGAAATACATCATTTGATGCTCATGAGCAATCTAAGTATAATACTGCTATAATATCAGGGGCTGTATTCCCTAGCGGGATAGACTTTAATGGGTATGTTTCTGCAACGTTTAGAAAACCTCACCATGTTAGAGCACTTATTGTGTATGATAATGTTTTATCTACAGCTAATATGCAGAAAATACATGACTATTATAGAGGAATTTTAGGCTCCGCAAATATGCCAGCCTGGTCATCATAAGGAAGTAAAATGGTAATAAAAAAGGGGCCTAAGCCCCTTTCTTTTTACTCCTCTCCAGGTGTTAATGAAACATCTAGATCTGTTACAAATCCATCTTTTGCTCTAGTGAGCTGATGGGTTTTTGCTCTTAGAGGAGATAACTGAGATTCAATATCTTGAATTTGATTTACAAGGTATTTTTGCTCGTCTGTAAGATCTGCAATAGGATACTCTGTCCCATTGAAGGTTAATACAGGATTTTCTTCAGTTTGATCAACTTCAGCCATAATAAGGTTCCTTATTTAAAAATATCTTGCCAATTACCTGTAGTACTAGCGCGCGAGTACTCAGTGGCACGGTTCTCGAAAAAATTAGCGTGTTCTACGCCATTCAACATATAATCTAGCCAAGGAAGAGGATTTTCTTCGCTTGAAAAGATCTTTTTCATTCCCAGTCCTAGGAGTCTTCGATCTGCAATATAACGAATGTATGCCTTTACTTCATCTGCTGTAAGCTCAGGTACATCAGCACCTTCAAAGCATAAATCAATAAATGCATCTTCTAGTTCTACTGTTCGCTCTGCGGCACAGTAAATCTCATATTTTAGATCGTCATTCCATAACTCAGGATTCTCTTGTATAAAAGTTCTAAACAATTGTGACATTCCTTCAACATGAAGGGTCTCGTCGCGAATTGACCATGTAACAATTTGTCCCATACCTTTCATCAAGTTATGGCGAGGAAAGTTCAGTAGAATAGCAAAGCTACTAAATAACTGTACTCCCTCAGTAAATCCAGAATAGATAGCCATGGTTTTTGCAATATCCATAGGTGTATCCATTCCAAAGTTACTTAAATGCTCATGCTTATCAAGCATAGCTTTGTGCTCAAAGAATTTCTGATATTCATCATCTCCGAACCCAAGTGTTTCCAAAAGCAACGAATATGCTTCCTGGTGTACTGCCTCCATAGCAGCAAACGCAGATAGCATCATTCGCACCTCTGGCTGCTTAAACGTAGGTAGATAGTGCTTTGCATATCCACAACATACATCTACATCAGCTTGAGTAAAGAAACGAAAGATGCTCGAAAGCAGTCTTCGGTTTCCATCACTCATTTTCTCCCTATAGTCCTTTAGATCATCCGCTAGATTGACCTCATCAGGAAGCCAATGCATGTGCTGTTGAGTTTTATAGTGCTCAAAAGCCCACGGATAGTTAAAAGGTTTGTAGTATTCTCTTTCTGTCAATAAGTCCATTTTATCCCTCACACGCCAGACAACCATCGTCGTCAATACTTTCAAAGATTTGTCTTCGCAGAGCTTCGTCTGAAACGTTTTCCGCTCTCTTATACGCCTCGCTGCGTAGATAGTAAAGAGTTTTCACTCCTCTTTTCCAAGCCATCATATGAGTGGCGTGAAGTTCCTGTTTAGATACATTTGCAGGAAAGAATACATTTAGCGATTGACTCTGGCAAATATACTCTTGTCTGTCTGCTGCCATTTCGATTACCCATCGTTGGTCTAGCTCAACAGCCGTTTTAAATACATCTTTATTCCAATCATCTAAAAAGTCTAGATGTTGTACTGAACCACCATTGGTTACAATACTCTTCCATACTTCTTCCGTATCTTGGTCTAAGTCTTGTAAAACATTTTCAAGATACTCGTTTTTAAGTAGACTAGAGCCACTTTTAGTTTTCTGAGTAAAAGCGTTAGCCCTATAAGGCTCAATTGAAGGAGAAGTATTACCACAGATAATACTACTACTGGCATTAGGAGCGATAGCCAAAAGATGAGCGTTACGCACACCATAGCCTTCTCCGTCAGGGCACTCGCCTCGCTCTTCAGCAAGCTGTCTTGTTGCACGTACTGCCTCCGATTTAATATGCTGAAACATCTGTAAGTTTCTACCTTTTGCCATGGCACTCTCAAATGGAATACTATGACGTTGAAGGTGAGCATGAAACCCCATTGCACCTAATCCCAGGCTTCGCTCTCTCATCGCACTAAATTTAGCACGAGATAGCTGGTCTGGAGCATGGTGCACAAAGTATTCAATAACGTTGTCTAGCATACGAATTAGATCAGGAATAAAATTAGGCTCATTTTTCCACTCATCGTACTCTTCCAGATTTACACTAGACAGACAGCATACCGCTGTGCGGTCCTTATCTGTAGCAAGTGTAATCTCTGAACATAGATTTGAGTGATGAACACTTAGTCCTAAATTCTGTTGAAACTCTGGTAAACCCTCTTCTACAGTATCACTGAACATTATGTAAGGTTCTCCTGTTTCCACTCGATTTTGAATAAGTTTTACCCAAAGTGTCTTTGCAGATACAGTTTTCGTAACTTTACCAGAATGTGGGTCTACTAGATCCCAAGAATCATCAAAACCTTCATAGCGCGTAGCATTCTCAATCAATTCCATAAATTTGTCAGATATAAGGACGCCATGATGAAGATTAACAGACTTTCTGTTAATATCACCACCTGTAGGTTTACGAATATCCAGAAACTCTTCAATTTCTGGGTGAGAGATGTCAAGATATGCTGCATAGCTGCCTCTTCGTGTTACACCCTGTGAGAATGCTAGCATTTCAGCATCCACTACTTTTAGAAACGGAATTACTCCCGTGCTTTCGGAGCCGTTGCTCGTTTTCGAGCCTACACTCCGGACCCCGTTCCAACATCCGCCGACTCCGCCACCTACTGAAGATAGATATGCGTTCTCGGTATAATGATCGGTAATACCCTCTCTACTATCATCAACATAGTTCAGAAAGCAACTGATAGGCATACCTCTTTTTGTACCCCCATTCGATAGAATAGGCGTAGAAAACATAAACCACAGCTTACTAGCGTAGTCATATAATCTCTGCGCGTGTGCATCATTATCTGCGAATGCTTTGGCAGCGCGAGCAAATGCATCTTGAGGAGAAGACTCTCCATCTACTAAATATCTATCTTCCAAAGTTTTTATACTAAATTCAGAAAGATACTTATCTCTATTATAACTAAGCTGCATCGAGCAAACTCCTTATTTCTGATATATTATCAGCCCCAATTGCATCATCGCAATATGTAATTAAATCCATCAATTCGTAATTTTGGGCTATTTGCTCATAATTTTCATTCAATGACTCAATATATTTATACCTCCCTGGGATAGGGCAAGCATCATAAATATTTAAGGCATCTCCATACTCCTTAATTAACCCCAACGCTCTTTTTGGTCCAATACCTGGAATACCAGGAACATTATCCCCTTTATCTCCAGTAAGGCACTTCAGTGAAATATACTCTTCTGGGGTTACATCATAGTGTGTACTCCAGTTTTCTAACGTCACTTCTTTTCGAGTTACATAGGAAAATCTTCCTACATTCTCTTGTATTAGTAAATCCCAGTCTCGGTCACTGGAAATTAACCAAATATACTCCAAACCGTATCGCTCCCTTTCTTTAACCAGATGGGCCGCTATATCATCAGCCTCCACCCCCCTAAATCGTAGTAGGGGGTATTCTTCTTTTAATAAAGCTAAAGACTCTTCATATTCTTCAAAAAACTCTTCAAACGCTATCTTTTCCTCCTCGGATTGATCTGCGAACTTATCCTTTCTATTCTGTTTATAGTCAGGACTAATTTGTTTTCTGTAGCTAGAAGAGCCCCAGTCTGCCGTCATTATAATTTTTTCACAATCATAAGAGCGAGCTAAGGACTCTACAGTTCGCTGGTATTCATACCGGAAGTCTGTTCGACCTTGGTGCTTCCATCTAAAAGCTAAATTAAGTGCGTCTACTATTAATGCACAATTTGGATTTTTATTATTTACTTTCTCTGAAAAATTAAACGCCATATAAAAAATCCATTTCTTCTGTTTTTAGCCAGTCTTCGGCTAGTAGAACATAACAATCCAAAAACTTAATCTGCATGTATTGTAGGGTAGTCACTGGTTTTTCTTCGGTAACTACAAATACAGGGGATCTATTATACTTAAAAAATAGCAGGGGCTCTTGATTACCTCCCGTTGCTTGCTCTTTTAGTTTTTTCCACCACTTAATTAGGTTGTTAGTTTTAGGTGCTGTAAATATTCTATCTGTTAAGGGAGACTCTGCATAGTTTTTTACTTCTATGCAGAATCTGTTTTTCTCGTGGGGTACATAAAGATCACCTTTTAAGTACTCAAGAGCGCCTGAATTAGGCACTCTCTCGAACTGAAGATCAGTGTATTCTCTAAGCATATCTCTTACAATATACTCACCTCTAGCACCTTTTGCTCTTGAATCAACCATACTACTTGTCTAATGCACTTACGTTGCCTTGTTTTACTACTTCAATTTTTTCGAGCAAGGGATGAGTCCAGCCGTGAGAAACTACATAAGTATTCAGCTCTTCCGTGAGCAAAACCTCTACTAGCTTCTCCCGACCTGTGTCATCCAGTACATTAATAACTTCATCTAAAAATAGGATATTAATTCTAGATTTAGAGATGCTGCTCATCAGCTTTCTAATCGCTATGAGAGTGGCAGTATTTACTCTAGCTAGCTCACCTGAGGAAAGTGCTAGAATATCTACTACATTTTCATTATCGGTTATCTGTACATTTAGCTTATCGTTTGAAACAATAAATTGTAGTGTAAAACGCCCATCGGATAGCTCTGCAAGGTACGTGTTAGCTAGCTCTTCTAATTCCTTTACAAGATTTTCTATTTTATACGCTAGTAATCCATTCGTACTGAATGCTTTTTTAAGTACATCCAAATTAGAATCCAACTGCCGTTGTTCTTCTAGTATTTGCTGAGATTTTTTTAAGTTATCTAAAAAGCCATCTGTTTGGGCTTGAATTATTTCGATACGAGTATTAGATCTAGTTCTAGCTTCATTTTCTTTTGCAATCTTAGCTAGCTCTGCTTTTGCTGCTACTAGCTTAGTTTTAAGCTCTGCCAAGTTATCCGACAATTCTTTTTTGTCTAATATTTGATTTGGCAAAGAGTTGTCTATACCTCTATAAAGGTCTTCCCACTCCTTTTGTGCTTTAGATAAATTAAGCCTAGAATTATTGTTTCTTTTTATCTGCCGTATCATGTCTTCGTTAAAGTCTTTATCGCTATCTAATTTAGCTAGCTTAGTCTTTTCGGACTGCACTAACTCATTCTTAAACTCTGCATCAATATCCTGCTCACAGGTAGGACACTTATCCTCTAGCCTTAACAGCTTGTCTAACATGCTGTTAGCGGACTTTATTCCTGCATTTAGCTGCCCTAAGTCGCTCTGATACTTATCATATGACTCAGCAGGGGGCAACTGATGTAAAGCAGTCTGCACCTGGTTAATATCTATGCTGGACAGCATATTTTTATATTGATTGTTTTGTAAGATTTTTTTATTTTTTTCAGAGATATTTTCAAGTTCTACTGATAGAGAACGGAAAGTTTTCTCATCTTCTTCCGTATCAATTTCAAAATCTAACAAGGGCAGTACTATCGTACTATCTAATTTATTATTTTGTAACCATTTTTCAATTGTTGCAATTTCTGAGTTTACCTCGACAATCCTAGAGTTAGACTCCTTTGCTGCCTCTTTAAATACCTCAAATAAATTGACATAGTTATCAAGGTGTAGTAAATCAATTAAAAACTTTTTCCTGTTAGTATCAGTGGCTGTAAGAAACTGCAAGCTCGCATTTGTATTTTGGTACACAAGCTGCGAGAATGTTTTAAAGTCAATACCAATAACTTCTTGAATACTCTTATACGTATTTGTAGCTGTATGACTAGAAATATCTTCTCCGTCCTTTTCCAGCTTTACTTTGATATTGCTTTTTCTGTCTACGCCAATACGATACTCATTACCGTCTTTCTCAAAGCTAAGTTCTATACTATATCCGTTATTGATATAGCGATTTGGGATATCTGCTTTCTTGATTCCTTTAGAGTTCTTATTATACAAAACTTCCTCAATGATTAACGGTATGGAGGACTTCCCCATACCGTTTGTACCAATGATTTGCGTTACTGTATTATCTTCCAGATCTAGTTCATTATCTGGTCCATAGCTGAAGCAGTTACTCCATTTCAGTTTTTTGAGCGTAATCATTATAAGTTCCTACTATGTCAGCTACTTTGTTATCTGGTATTTCTAGAATATAAGTTAGATACTCTACTAGTTCTTCTTCTATGGTCATATCTTTATCAATAACCAAAGATGCCTCCGAGTTACGCTTTATTACCTTTTTATCCAGTAATTCTGAGTTTTCTACAGAGGCCAATTCTTGTATATCACCCTCTATTTCATAAATAGTATGATGATAGTCAGTAGGTATCATATCTTCTGGGTTTGTGACTGTTTTACGAATAAGCTGAGGAAGATCAAAAGGCTCCCATATCCAGCTCCAATCTTTTTCATTAATAAACAGACACCCCGTTGAGACCTCTTTTCTGTGAAAGGAAGTAGTCATCGGGCTTCCAGGGTACACTATGTTTCTTTGAGTATTGCTGTGAGCATGAAGATCACCTGCAAACACTACGGGAAATTCTGAAAACCTGTCTAAATCTACCTCTGGCTTTACATGCGGAGGAATCTCTCCTCTAACATGAGTGAACAAAGGCTGAGAAGTGTTGAAACGCTCAATACTCTCTTTTCTGTGCAAATCTGCATAAGGAAGTACACCAAAACCTACATCTTCATCAATGTAAGAAACATCAACTATATGAATCAGAGGGTTAATATCCCTGCTGACTTGCTTTAGCTGACTGAAGAATGTTTTATTCTTCTTTGTTGCTTCATGATTTCCGTCGTAGATTATGGTGGGAACTTTAACATTCCGAATAAACGAAAAGTAAAGTTCCAGCTCTTCCATACTAGGCAGACGATCAAACAAGTCTCCCCCAATAATATGGGAGTCACACTGTTTGCAATAGCTATGCACTTGATCAAAGAACATATTATAGCGATTTAATGCCCACTCTCGTGGCACATTCTTTTGCCCTAGCTTAATATGCCAGTCTGCCGTAAATAAAATCATCCGATTTTGAACTCTTCTTCAATGCTTTCATCAATCTCATTAGCTGCGCCAGCATTATCACGGACGCGATCCAGCAACTCTTTTTGAGCATCTGGAGTAGGACGAGGCATAACTTCATCCATAGACTTAAGTTCAGCAATTAAAGAAAGCTCATCATCTTCCAACGCACGGGGCTTGCACTTCAATGCTTGTAGCTGGTACTCTACATTGTAAGGCAGAGGTCCAGTCTTTACTCGCTTAAAGCAAACATCCCAGCCAGTATCAGGATCAGTAGGATCTCCTAAATCTTCTGCGGCAGTAATAATTTGCTCCCACAGTTTCTTCTTTAGATTTACAACTTTGACCTGACCGTTGTCGATGCACTGAGTAGCATAGCTCCAGCCACACTTGAGGTCAGGGTAATACTCCCGAACCCAATCTTTCTCCATGTTATTGAAGGTTTCTTTGTTTCGGTCGAAAGACAGACATTCGAGAGGAATATTCTTATCATTCTCACCTTTTACCCAGTACACATACCGTGCAAGGATATCCCCTACCAGGCGAAATTTATTATCTCCATCAGTATACTGAAAGCTACTGATAGAACTTTTTTGGGCAGAACCCTTCTGTTGGTTAAATGAAATAGCCATTTAATGTATCTCCATATTGTTGACTTCTTCGTAAAGAAAATGAACTTGGTCATCCTCTAAATAAAGTAGCCTATTATTTTCTATAATTGATAGTCCTTGATCCCCGGGCATAAACACGAGGTCAAGGGTTATTTTTTGGTTGCTAATATAATCAGCGTACGAACGCAAGGCAGCCAACGCAATGTATTGGGCTACTTCACGATACGTGTACTTATAAGAATGGTATAGAAGGACGTCAGGATGCAGCAGGAAGCTGCGCCCAGAAAAGTTTTTCTGCGAATATCCATAGATAGGGTCTTTGCGATTTCTAGGTATTTGTCTTTCGACAAGCATACGCAAAATGCGCACAGTTTCCACGACGTTGCCATCGCTCTCTATGTAGATTTTCGTCCAGTCAAATAAGAACATATATTATACTAAAATGTGAGGTTGAAGTCAAGAACTATTTTTTTATAGTTGCTTTATTGAATAACCCTGTTTCATATAATGACCCATCCTATTAGAAGCCTGCTTTTTGGCAGTATTCCCCTTTAAATGTATGTCTATTACTACAGGATCTCTCTTGCCCTCTTCTTTTCTTATTACTCTGCCAATAAGCTGAGTAAGAAGAGGTTCATTGTTAATCGGAGTGCCTAGTATTAGACAGCTCAGATTGTTTACTGAAATACCTTCCGAAAATATTGCTTGAGTACCAAAAAGAATATCTTTATTACCGCTTCTAATTTCAGACAAGTACGTTTCTCTGTCCTCATGCGAAACCTCACCCGTAACACAAATAGCGCGTTCACCTGCCAGTTCGGCGCATGCTTTTAAGAAGTGAACTCGATCGCTTACGACCAATACTTTGTGCCCTTTTGCGGCGTAGGCCGCAGCAGTCATGGCAATAGTATGTCGATATTCATCATTGTTTGCTAATTGTGTCACTCGGTTTGCCCAAGGAGTTCTATTACCATCCATGAATCTTACCTCGGATCTTAGAATGTGAATAGTGGGTGGCATAAAGTTTTCTTTGGGTGGCTTAAATAGCGTATTACCAAAGTAATCTCTAAAAACTACATGTTTACCATCTTTTCGCTCAATCGTACCCGACAAGCCTATCTTGTATCTAGCATAGTTAGTGTCTATTATCTTCGAAAACGTCGGAGACGAGACATGATGCATTTCGTCCAAGATAATTGTGCCAAATACTTTACGTATAGCGGGAAGATTACGGTAAAGAGTTTGAGTGTTCCCAATAACCACAGGACCAGAAAGATCAAAGCTACCGCTTCCGATAATACTGGGGGTGATTCCATATACTTTCTCTACTTCCTTTGCCCACTGATTTCTCAGAGGAACAGTGTGAGTCACAACTAGGGTTTTCTGTCCCAGCTTTCCAGCTATAGCTAGCCCTGTAAATGTTTTACCCCAGCTTACCCATGCGTTAATTATAGCGTTGTCTTCAATCTCATCAAATACTGCTTGTTGGCTCTCTCGTAAAGGAAACTTGAATTCTGGGAAGTCTTCGCGGACCTCTACTCGTTTATCAACAATTTCATAGTCCTCGGGTATTAAATCCGTACGACCCACAGGAATAGTAACTAAGTTAGTCTTTACACGAGCCATATTTTTAATTACTAAAGGAGGATCCTTCGGATTATAGCTAGGAATTGTATAAGTTAACTCTTTGTTTAAAAAATCTTTATACTCATTCGTAACTTCCAAGTAAATTCTATTGCTGATTACTGCTTTCATTCGCCTTCCATGATATTTACCATATGCTCAGCTATAGCTGCAAAATCCTCTGCAGTGCGGCCTCGAGTTGTTTCTGCCGCTGTACCTATACGAATACCGCTTGTCTCTACAAAGCTACGAGGATCATTAGGTACTCCATTTTTATTAACAGTAATACCATTCTCTTCAAGCATATCAGCAGCCCGTCTGCCGCTCAAAGACTTATTACTAAGGTCTAGCAGTAGTATGTGACTATCTGTGCCTCCGCTGATAATATTATAACCTTTTTCTGTAAAAACACTCGCCATAGATTTAGCATTATCTAATACATCTTGGATATAAACATCAAAACAAGGATCAAGAGCCTCGCTGTAACATTGTGCTTTTGCAGCTATAATATTCATTAGTGGGCCTCCTTGAGTACCAGGAAATATTGCACTATTAATTTTCTTTGTAAAATCAGAGTTATTCCACAAAATCATACCACCTCTTGGGCCTCTAAGGGTTTTATGTGTTGTACTTGTTACTACGTCAGCAAAAGGAAGAGGACTATCATATCCATTTCCAGCAACTAACCCACTGTAATGAGCCATATCACACATAAGAAAAGCGTCTACTGCATCTGCTATTTCCCTAAACTTTGCCCAATCTATCTGGCGGGAGTATGCACTAGCCCCTGCAATAATTAGTTTTGGCTTCACTACTTTTGCTTGCTCAAGAATAGCGTCATAGTCTAGCCAGCCCTCGTTGTTTACTCCATATGTGTGTGCTTCATACACTTTACCACTTAGAGTTGGAGGGGCGCCATGGCTAAGATGTCCGCCACTAGCCAAATCCATACCAAGAATTCTATCCCCTGGTTTCAGAAAAGCTTGGAATACCGCAGTATTTGCATTAACCCCGCTATGAGGCTGTACATTTGCATAGCTACAATCATATAACATACAAACAGAATCAATTGCTAATTGCTCTATTTCGTCCATATGCTCGCAGCCATTGTAGTAACGTTTGCCTGGATAACCTTCCGCATATTTATTTGTAAAAACACTACCACAAAGGGCACGAACAGCTTCACTAGCAAAATTCTCGCTAGCAATTAATTCAAGAGCGTGCTCTTGTCTCTCTTTCTCTTTTTCAAGAATTGATAATATTGTTCTATCCATCTATAGTCCTAAATCTGTTTTTGCGGTTATATAACTCTTAACAAAGTCACTTCTTACAATATCTTTTATCTCGAAATCAATCAAGTCAAAAGATTCCATAGCTTTCAAAATTCTTACAAAATCTTTCAAACCATTCTTATTTAGATCAGACTGCCTAAAGTCACCACAAAAGATAACCCTACAGTTTTGTCCTACTCGAGTAATTATAGAGTCAAGCTCATGAAATGTCATGTTCTGACACTCATCTACGATGATTACTGCATCTCTAAGAGTAACTCCTCTAATAAAAGAAGTTGTCATAAAATGAACTATTCCTTTTGTCTTTAGGATTTCATAAGCGTCTCCTCTTTGAAATAGCTCTACAGCTATATCTTTATAGGGGGCTTCATAGATAGCGCTCTTTTCTTTTTCATTGCCGGGCAAAAAGCCAATATCTCTGGTAGGGACAGCACTTCTAATTAAGATTAATTTTTCATACTGACCTTTTACCATATCGTCAAAAGCTAGATAGCAGGAAATGAAAGTTTTTCCAGTTCCTGCGACCCCGTGGAGCAGCATATGCTTCTCACTGTCAAATGCTATTAACTGATTCTGAGTTAGTGGCTCAATTTCTTGTAATACAAGACTTGCACCAGCAAGAGTTCTGTTTCGTTTTGCCATAATTTATACTTTTCTTCGAGTGTCAGGTTTTTTAGTTTCCGAAAACTCATATATCATCCAAGGTGCATCATTTAAGTAGAGAACTGCTGCCCATACCATTTCGGGGGCTGGAGGCCTAGGAGCTCTCATGGGATGCCCTATCTCTTCTAGCCAAAGCACGGCAGCAGTATCTTTTCTTTCAATCTTTCTAATCTTTCTATAAATAAGTTTGCAGTTTCTAGTCTTTTCATAAAGAAAAGGGTTGCCTGCATTATCTATAAATGTATTATTAGATTGTTTCAGTATTCCCACTAAACTATCCAAAGATTTGTTCAGTCTATACAAATTATTGAAAGGGGTCTGTAGCCTTCTTAGACCCAGCGTATTTCCTTTCATATTCTTATCATCCAACAGTAGTCCATCTAGATAAAGCAACCCATCCTGAACATGCCAGTTAGAAGATCCCAGTCTAAAGACAGGAAAAGTCACTTTAGCCAAGCGACTGTACGTAATTACCATATTGTTTCTCGAACTTACCTAGAGAATAATCCTCATGTACATCGAAATCACAGCCAACGGGAGCGCCTGGAATAGAAACTCCACGATCTAGCTGAATGTAATGTCTTAATGCATCTGAGTACGCATCTACTTCGTCTTCTGGCACTTCTGCAAGGATTGAGTCATGCACAAGAGCAAAAATACGCGCTTCCATTTTGTTAGCTCGTATATGCTCATGCATATCTATCGCACCTAGTAGATTAATGTCCGAAGCAGTTGACTGTACCAAGAAATTAAGACCAGAACGAACACTATGGCTGCGAATACCCGCATCTTCAGATGCGACATTTGGTAGTCGTCGCTTTCGTCCAAAATACGAGTATACGAACCCATTTTGTTCAATAAACTTTTGATTATCTTCAATCCACTTTTTAAGTTTGTGGAATTCTTTGAAATAGTCGTCAATAACTTCTTTAGCTTCTGATACACTGAAATATGTTCCTGAGTCCTTAGTGACTTGTTCACTAATTTTCTTAGGGCCAGCACCATACATAATACCAAAAGTAACTGCTTTTGCCGCCTGTCTTTGAGTTGAATATAGTTCTGCCACTTGCTCTACTTCGCAAGGTAGTCTGAATACTTTATGAGCAATACTACTATGAAAGTTTCCGCCACTACGGAATACATCCATCAGTGCTTTATCATCTGCCAACTTAGCAGCAACATATACTTCTGCTGTAGTTAAGTCCATTGCAACAATTTTGTTGCCTGGTGCAGCTTTAATACATCCTTTGACAATAGGATTGTCACGAGGAAGCTGCTGCATATTTAGCTTACCTGATGAAGAAAGACGTCCAGAAGTAGTACCATGTAGATTAAAATTAGTACGAAGTCGAGAGTCCCTGTCGAGTTGTGGGATAATCTTGTCGAGGTATGTGTTTTTGATCTTAGATTTCTGGCGTATATTAAGAATGTGTTTAGGTACTTCATGGGTTTCACTTAACTCTTGTAGCACTTCTGCATCTGTACTGTGTGCTCCTGTGCCCGTCTTTTTGCCCGTGGGCTGTAGGCCTATATAATCGAACAACAAGGATCGCAGTTGTACTGTACTGTTTGGGTTAAAATCCTTACCCTGAGCTTTCTCAAACTCACGAATGGCATCCACCTTATAGAGTTCTTGTATAGCTTCATCAATATCATTCAACATTAGCTCTTGGGCTACCAAAAGACGCTCACGGTCAAACGGCACACCATTATCTTGTGTGCTGAGAAGGAAGCGCACTCCAGGTATCAAAATATTATCGTATACCCACTTGAGTTTTGGGTTTTGCTTAATCTTCACAAACTTTTCGTAAAGAAGGAAAGTACATACAGCATCCATAGCTGCATATGTTTTCATTACATCAAAGGGAATCATATCCCAAGAAAAACTTTCCTGATTATACCCATTCGCACGCTTGTATTGGTCAATCCAATCATACATTGGCTTTTCATAATCACCATAGGGGGTGAACTTAATAGATAGCTGCTTTAGCCCATGACCTCCGGGATTCTCGTCTATGAGGTAATGGAGCAACATTGTGTCTTCGAAGTCTGGAAACTCAAAGCCAAAGTGATATTGGAAGAAAGCTACGTCAAACTTAGCATTATGAAAGATTACTTTGCGAGTCTTGAAAAGCTCATGCAGCATTGCCTCTATCTCTTCATCAAAGCAGTCAGTATCAATATAGATACCGTCCTTGCCTGTGTAAGACATAGAAATACCAATCATGTGACCGTTTCTAGGGTATAAGCCATTTGTTTCTGAGTCAAGGGCAATATATTCTGGGTTTGCATCAAGGGCTGCTTGAATCCAAGCCTTTGCTACGGCAGTATCCTGGGTGCCCATAGCAATACTTTCATCAATAATTACATCTTCAATCTCGCCATTGATATGAGCTACAATACTTTCTTTGGAGGATTCCCACGTCTTACGAGCCTCTGGCTTAAAGGCAAGCATAGCAGGATTGATTACAGGCAAGAACTTACCCTCTACTTTCTTTCCAGAATATTCGGTAACTGAATTAATCTTAGTAAAGTACTTCAAAGCATCACTACCGACTAGAACAATCCACTCGTAGGCGTCTGTATTGATGTCGATATCACAATCTTTCTTCAATACTTTTTTAATACTCGCATCAGAGCATAGCTGATACTGGTCAAATTCAAATGCGCCATCAAACTCTCTTGCAAAATTTGTACGACTAGGCTTAGTTTCTACTAATGCAACTTTAGGCATATAATTTTCTCTCTAATTTATTTACTTGAGATTCAGTAAGTGCACCAGGATCAGTCTCTGCGAGATTGATGTTCCTAGTTACGAGACCAACTTTCTCGCACATTACTTTAACATTGTTTGCAGCTTTCTGTCCGGCTTCGTCACCATCAAAAAAGATTGCTAGTTTAGATACTCCTTGCATCTGCAACATAGCGAGCTTATCTTCATTGATATTGTTTGTACCGAAACAACATACTGCATTGGTCAATCCTTTATCATGCAAGTTAATTACATCGTATATACCTTCTACTAGAAGTACTTCTCCTAGCTTTGGTTCTATACTTGCAGGAAATAAAGGAAGTTTAGCACCTGGGGGACTGAACTTATACTTAGGAACTCCGCCCGAAGTATGTCTGCCCTGAAATGCTACAATCTTTCCAGATATATCTCGTATCGGAAAGTTAATTCTACTAATATAGTCTGAGCCACTGTGTTCAAATGCTTCAAACTTTCTGTAAGTCTTGGGAGAGATGCCTCTCCAGTTACCGACATAGGGCATATAGTCTTTTGGAAAAGCAAGGCCAACATTCTCAGCTCGCTTCTCCTGAATCTTTTTCTTAAGCAACTCTTTGCGTAACTGTAACCCCGTTGCGGCTTCTCCAAAGTAAGTAAAGATATTACCTTTGAACTCGCACGCAAAACAATTGAACCGACCATCTATCTGGTCGATTCTCATGCTTGGGTTGGAATCATCATGCTCAGGATTTAGACAACGCACTACATAATCCTTTCCTTTCGGAATAAAAGGAATCTGCTTCTGAGTTAATAATTCTTCTACATTCATCTGTAGTCTTTCTGCGCCATCTTAAGTGTTCGTTTAATTACTAGGTCTTCTATTTCTTTCTCATCTATAGCATATTCATAAGCTATGACTCGCAGCATTGTTTGTACATCAGCTAGTTCTTCTTTTAGATTCTTGATATACTTTTCATCTTTTAAGACTCCATGTCTTAATATCTTAGAACAAGCACGAGTAAGCTCGCCGCACTCTTCCATAGTGATTACGAGCATTTTTTCTTTGAAGTTCATACTACTTGCCAATTTGGTCTATAGAGTCCGAGGGTATAACCTGATAAGCACCTTTGTTATAAGCGGGTGCTACAGTATACTTATTGCTGATTTTTTTCTTTTCGGCTTCCCACTCGAGGTCGATACCCAGGCTGTTAATTTGCCCCGGTACATAAGGTCTTGCTTGATAGTCTTTTTGCCACTGTGCCTGTTTAAACTCAGGTAGCTGATGAGGTTTAGCACGGAGGGGAACAAACTCTGCTTTCTTTTTCTTGGTCACAATTCTTTTCTTACGACGGCCTGAAGGGGTATGGTTCATACTGCCTACAATAATCATAGCTTCTCCTATTTCAAGTGAACACATATTATACTAGATTCAGCTGAAAAAGTCAAGAACTATTTTATATAACGTCGTCTATCTCTTCGCCCGTCTTATGTGTAGACCCTTCCTTCTCTTGTGGCGTCATTGCACTTTCTGGGCCTATTTTCATAGTCTCCCAATTCATTTGAGATGTGAAGGAGCGCATAGCGGCGGATCGCATCTTTACACAATTAAAAGTCATACAAGCATCCTCTTGGTCATAAGTCTCAAGAGCATAAGCTGCGTCGGCAGCATCAAGTATACCTTTGGCAAAGCGTGCTTCGCCGCTCGCGTCCGTCTGATATGGCGATACAACAGTACATTCGTACTCCTGTGCCATAGACTTGAGGGCTTTGCTCACCTCTATCTGTTCTGTCCAATCATACTGTCCTGAGCGAGAAGGAATAGCCGAGCGTTTTACTTGGTTAATATAGTCTACTAGAATTACCCCAACGTTGAGAGCTTTCACTTTCTTGTCCAATTCGGCCTTAATTTTTGCCAGAGTAAGACCTGGATCATAGATAACATCAAGCTGCCGATCTGGGAGAAGTTCGGTAGTTGTTGATAAGCTATGATGAAATTTCTCGAAGTCACGATGTTCTTTGTATTCTACAAACCTTTCTTGTCCAGCCTTATAGCGGTTGGCCCACCATCCGGCTACTGCTTCCCATTCAAGCACACTAAGATTTTTTGTTCGCAAACGAGAAAAAGGTATTCCCGTAGCAATAGAACATACTCTTTGAAGAATCGAACGGCTATCCATCTCGATAGTGAAATACATAGCCGAACGACCACTCTCAAAGACATTGTGAGCAATGTTTGCACACGTTAGAGATTTACCTGCCCCGCGACGACCCCCGAGAAGAACCAAATCTCTGGGAGAGAACTGGATCTCGTGGTCGTACTCGGTGTTTAGACCAAGGGGCAGATATTTGCCGATCTCTTCATCATTTTCAAACAAGGGAATACGTTGCATACTCTCTTGTGGCATTTCGAGGTCTACTTTCTTTTCGACGTCTAATACAATCTGATGTAGGTGCGATACTGACTCTTCTGCATCCTCAAAGGCAACAGAGTTATCAATATAATCCTCTAAGGAATCTAAGATTTCCTTTTGGGTGTACTCATTTTTTAGGTACTGCAGAAGCATAAATGCGTCTACATCTACATCCACACTCTGAATAGCATACAGCTTTTCTAGGGTTGCGGTGTCTCTTACCTCAAACTTTAAGTCTTCAAATGTTGGAAGAGAGTGATATTTATCATAGTGCTTATCAATTGTGCTAAATACCGTATGATATTCAGCGGGCAAATAGTCTTTGCGTACAGAACTCCAGGTATCGAAATCCTGCAGCACAAGTACCTGCTTTATGAGCGCACTAGCAATATTCACTCTTTCTCCCAACGGAGAGAAGCCTTCTGGCAAAAGACTTCACTCCAATCTTTTGTTAGTTTACTGCGCAGCTTTAGCAGCTTTAGCAGCACCGTCATAGTCTGCGGCAGACAAGCCACGTCGAGTCAACATAGTTTTGACACCACGAGCAGTCTTACCAATGGCCTCTGCGATAGCCTCTACTGTCATACCTGAGATGTCACCCAAGTCTGCCAATGGATCTTCTTTCGCAGCGCCTTTCGTGTG